TCACGCTGACACGGTGGCTTCATCGCGTAGTTTTTCCAGAATGCGCGCGATCTTGCTCTCCTCCTCAGGCGCCAGGTCCAGCGTCTCAACAAACTCTTCCAGTTCGCTTAGTAGTGATTCCATCCGATCTCCCCCTTGCTCTCCCAGTCTCTCGACTGTGAAACACTGTATACACGTACAGTAAACCTCTTGAATTTATCATTTTCGGACTGATTTGGGTATTAAAAATGGGGCCGCAGCCCCATCGGTGTCGTGCCTTTCTCTAAATCCCTGCCAAAATATCACCAGATACTAATGAGAATGTTTAATGCAAACCCTATCAAGACAGCGAAGAAACTGAACGCCATGAAGGTGTCCAGGTCATCGCGACTGGACTTACTGAAACACCAACACCCGGCAGCAAAGGGGATCAGGGCCAGCGTAAAGCTGACACTGAACGCTTTCAGCGCCACCACCATCATTATCAGAGCAAGCAGTATCCACATGGTCAGGGCCCTCAGCGGTTAAGGCCCCAGATTACCCCTATCACAGAGGCTCAGCCAGGGCCGCAATTCCCCCTTACTCCCAGTTCGCTTTGTTCTTGTTGACTGCCTGATACACCAGGTCGTTTCGACGGGCCAGCATCTCATCAATGCGCCGGCGCTTCTCCTCTGCGGCCAGTGTGCGATCGCGCTGGATCAGCTCAATCCTGTTGCGGACCACACGCACTTGCTGCTGGGTTCGACTCAGGCTTCGGCGCGACTTCAGGATCCCGCCCTGCTCTTCCAGTAGCTCGTTTGCCTTGTCGGTCAGCCCTTCGCTGCGGTACTGGTCAACGGTGCGTTTGAGCTGATTCACCTCGTTCAGCATCCGGTAGAACTCCTCCATGTGCTGGGTGGACTTTGCAGGGCCAGTGCCGCGATACACCGCTTTCACAAGCGGGATCTCGTCGGCGCGCCAGCTTGCTGACTCACCAGGGCGCGAAGCCCGGATAAGCCCGTCAGCGGCAGCCATCACATAGCTGCCCATGGTGCCGGTGTAACCAATGACCAGGTGCTCAAGCTGCTTGGGTGAGAAGCCAGTGAGTTCCCCCAGCTCGCGCATCAGCAGGCTGGTCTGCTCGTTGTAACGCGCCTCTGCCTGGACGTTCAGGTCTTGCGGACCGTCGATGGGGCCGCCGCGGAAGGTGTCATAGTTGAAGGTGGCCTCTACCAGTGGCTTGACGATCTGCGGGGTCGGGTTAAGGGCAAAGGTATCGCCGATCGCCCGCGCAACTGCCTTGCCGAACTGGGCGCCGGTGTCCTTGTCTCCCAGGGCACGCACCATGCGCTCGGGGATGGTACCGAACAGCACGCCAATCTCGAACGGCTTGGGGATCCGGAAGTGCTGATCGCCGACAAAGAAGTGCCAGTTGGCATCCTTGTCCCAATCCGGCAGCTCTTCGTATCGCTCATCGTCCCAGTTGGCGGCCAGCAGAGCCAGGCTCGCAGCCGTGATCATGCCTGCACGTTTGGCGATGGCTCTCGGGTTGTCTCGCAGTTCACGGGTCAGCTTGCCTAGACCTTGCACCCGGGCATTGAAGAACGGCAGCAGTTGGGTCATGACCTGCATGGTGCGTGAGGCACCCAGCATGGAGAAATCCATCAGGTCCTTCGACTCGAACGCCGCCTGGGCGTGGCTCTTGCCAGCCTTGATGGCTGCGGCATAGACCGCCTCGCGGTTGGCATTCTCGAAAGCCTCGCCATAGCGGTTGTACTTCTCCCACACATTGGCAACCACGCCCTTTGCCTGAGCTGCGTTGCGGATAATGCTCTTTTCGTAGCGGGCGATTTGCTCGGGCGTCATCCCCTTGCGTCGCAGCGACTTACGCACGGTATCGGCCATCGCCTCTGGGTCATTGCCATTCACGTAGCCGCCCAGGAAGGAGGCTCCGCTGAACATCACATCAATGGTACTGCCGTCCATCGCCAGGGTCTTTTTCACCCCCTTGATGGAGTCGATCACCGGCCTGAAGCCGTCTTTGCTGATCGCCCAGCTGGAGAGTGAGTCGCGCAGGAAGTTGCGCAGCATGAATTCGGGAGATGCAGTGACCCCAGCAGTAAGCAGGCGCTTGGCCTTGGCCGCCACATTGACCATGGCGCTGAACGGCTTGCGGTCGAAGAAGGTCATAGCGCGATAGAGGTCCGGATCCTCAACCCGGATCATGTAGTCCTCCCCCTCCAGCTTGACCATGATCCTGTCTTTGCCATTGGCAAGGGCCTGGTAATCCATCTTGTTTGGCTTCGGAATGACCTCGATGATGCCGGTATCCGCCAGGTTCCAAACCGTCTTCTGGGCCGCCATGTTCTTCATGGACGCGTCGATCAGCTTGGAGGTGGAGGTGAAGATGTTCTCGAGCAGGTCGTTGGTGTTGGCCTCCCCGCCCTTGAGCTTCTTGATGCCGGAGTTCTGGTTGGCAATGCCCTTCGTCTTGAAGGGGGCGATCACGTCGCCGTCATCTGATTCACGGAAGAACGGGATGTACCATTCGCTTTCAAACTCGGCCCGCGCCTCTTTGGTGAAGAGCCCAGCTTCTTGTGCCAGGTCCAGGGTTGCGGCATTGAGGCGGTTCCAGCGGGCTTTGGCATCAAGGAATTTGGCCTCCTTGCCCTTGCCTTGCCCCTTGAGCGCCGCAATGTCATTGGCATCGAGCAGGTTCTCTCTGCCCTGCGCCATCAGCAGTTCCGCCCGGTGACCAGCCATCCAGCCAAGCCAGTTGTGCAGATCAGCTCCCAGGTCGGCAAAGATGCCCAGCAGCGCGTCTTTCTCGCCGGTACCCGCCTTGCGCTGGATCACCCCGTCATTCCACTCCGGCAGACCATAGAGCATGGTCGCCTGCATGGTGGAGGCGGCCCCCGTCGCCATCCGTGCCGCCACATAACCGGAGTCTGCGGCATCAGTAATGCCGGCAGCCTCCTCGGCGTATTTGATGGGGGCCAGCGCGTCGAGCACCTCGGTGTTGGCTTTCTTGATGACGCGATCGATCCATGAGCTGACCACGCCTCGGTCAACTTGACGGAGCTTGTTCAGGCTGGCCTTGGTCTTGTCGATGATGTCGGGCTTGGGGCCCAGGTTGAGCTTCTCCATTGCCTTGTCTGCGGCGGTGGCCGTCTGGCTCATCCTGACACCACCTTTCTTGATCGGCGCCTGAGCATCCTCCTGGCTGAACTTCTTGCCGCCATCCGGCCCGCTGTCGTCTGGGCCGCTGCGCTGCAGCTTCTTGCCCAGTCCTTCAATCAGGGAACGCGTCTCCGCAGCGGTAATGCCATCTGGTACAAAGCCGACCGCACGCAGCGCCCGGGTGACCATGGCCACGACCCGATCCCAGCCACGGCCCCAGGCCCCCTGCTCCAGTTCAGCCAGATGAGCCACCACTTCCTCGGCTTGGGTGCCGATGTCCTCATCGGCGTAATGGGTGTTTACCCAATCCCACACCGGCTTCATGCTGGGGTCCTTCTGGGACTGGATGAGGCGGCTCATCAGCTTGGTGTATTCCCCGTCACCCAGGACATTGGCCAGGCCATAGTGGGCCAGCACCTCATGGCGCAGGATCTCGCGCATCCGCTTGGGGTCGGAGATGGTGTCGGCAGCCACATGGAGAGTGCCTGCATCGTCGTCAAACGCCGCGCGACGGATCAATCCGTCCTTGGCATCCAGCCCCAGGGCCCCTTCAAGCTCGGCCTGGGTGGCGTGGATCTTCACCTCAATGCCGCTCGCCCCCTGGTACTCCCGGAACCACCCCTTGGTGACCAGCTCGGCTTCTTTACGGGTCAGGTGTCTGGCCGGCTTGTTCCCTTGTGCCATTGCCTGCTTGGAGAAGTGAACGGTGGGCCCGGGCTTATCGGGCTTAGCGTCCTCGTGAGCCTCATCCTCTACTGGCGGGGCTGCCACGATGTTGGGGCTGCCGGACCGAGGCTTGAAGGTATCCGGCTGACCTGGGTTACGAACCCGGGCCGCAGCCGCAGCCAGCGCATCAGGCTTGAAGCTCTCCAGCGCCCAGCGGGCATCGTCTGGATTGCCCCCATGCTCGACACCCAACTCATCGGCAACTGAGATTGCTTCATCATCGGTCAGGTTGTCTGCCGCGACCACCTCTCGACCTTGGTTGGTGACGGGCTTGGTGGTATCCGCCTCCTTCTGCGCCTCGGTAGGTTCCGGCGCAACCTCGGCGCGGGCAGCCTCGATCTGCTGCACCGGTTCACTGGCGGCTGGCGCCACATACTCCCGCACCTTGGCGGCCGATGACTTGGCCACCACCAATCCGCCTTTGCCCGGGATCGCCTTTACCCCGTTATCCTTGGCCCACTGCCTGATGATCGGGACCTCACCTTTGAGCGTGACGGTGCCGTCAGCATTGTCGATGGCCTCCGCCCACGGCTGCGGGGCAGCGGCAGGATCGGAGGCGGGATCCGCAACCTCAAAAACAACAACCCCGGCATCGGTGGCCGGGGTTGTCAGTGCTTGGTCATCTTGCTGCTGTCTGTCAGGTACAGGTGCAGGCGCAGCGAGATCTGCCCGATCTCCGGCTCCAACTCCATCGGCGAGTCCGGTAATGGCTGGTTCAGCGCCTGCTGCAGTCGGCACGCCTGCGCCAGGCTGATCACTCTGTCCATCACCGCTGATTGAAGATACTGGGGCAATCTGTTCATCGCGCACCTCTGCTTGTGGTTGGCTGGCCGCGCCCTCCGCAGAGGACGGGACCGTAACGGAATCACCACTTACGTTGATGGTTGGGCGATCCGCAAAATCGGTTGTCTGGTCGGCGGCCTTGGCCTGCTCCACCTCACCACGGTTGGCAATCCCAAAGCCACCGCCATTGAGTGCCACCGGCTGCTCATCAGTTCGGGATGCGAGCTGAGCCTCCCTCTGGCTGGCAAACGGCTTGCCTCTCTTGGTGACGCGCAGGGACCGCAAGGGGCCGAACACGCTATCCGTGGCGCTGCCGGCATTGGCAATGGCCTGACTGACTGGTGAGCGCGGATCCCGGGTGGACTCCTCCCCCATGCTGGTATCGACCTGCTCGCGGGTCAGGTGAGGACGGGCATAGTTGGTATTATCCGCCTGGCCGCCGTGGCTCGGGCCGCCTGCAAAGATGGTATCGGATAGCGGGAGCCCCTTGGCTTTACCGGCCGCCTGTTGTACCCCATCACCCACGACCGCCGGCAACCCGGCTTGGGGGCCATGCGGGATAAACTCCTGGCCCTTCGGCATATCCAGCTTGGGATCTTGTCGGCCGGCCCAGCCATTCACCCCCTCGGCCCGCAATGCGTTCAGCGCCTGCTCGGTGTCTTCCTCAGTGCGAACCGGCGTGCCCGCCTCTGGCTTGTTGCCGTCGCGCCAGCGCTGGGCGCTCTCTTTGCGCAGCGCTTCCAGATCTACTGGTGCTGACTCGGCATGTGGCTGACCAGCCTGCCAGTTGGCACTTGATTCATACAGCAGCTCATCCCCTGATTGCGGGCGGACATAGGGCTCCGGCTCCCCAGTCGATTGACCATCGCCATTGCGCATGACGAACCCTTGCCGCTTTATCGCGGGCTCATGCTCAATGGGGTCAACCTGGCTGAACGCAAGCATGTCGGCAGGCGCTGCCTCTGCCATCAGCTCAGCTGCAACCGGCCGGTAACCTTTGATCGCCTTTTCTGCCTGCTTGGCATATTTGGCGGGGATTGCAATGCCATCACCATCGGTGATGTAGGGCATATCGGCTTGCTCTGCCCACGCAGCCAAAGCGTCCGCGTCCCCAGTAACGCGCAAGACACCGCGCGAGTCCCGCTCAAAGGTGCCGGGAAAAACGCCGGCCTGCTTGGCTGCGGGAGCGGCACCTGCCAGGGTATCGCTGATCGGGTCGAGCTTGCTTGATCCCAACGGGTTTTTATCGCCGCTAAACATGCTCTCGATTTCACCGCTGATGTCGGCCCCGCGCTCGGCCTGCCGCTGATCCAGCCCGTGGATCATGTCATCTATCTGACTGTCCCCAGTGACCACCCGGCGCTCTACACGCACCACCGGCTTGACGACGTCCTGGGCCTGGGGCCCGTGCACACCACCGACCACGCCACCGAATGCCCCGCCAAGGGTCCCCTCGTTCAGCGCCGAAGACAGCACACCCGCCATCGGATCCCGGGTTTCATCGGCCCACTCCTGCACCGCCTGGTTCACCGCTCGCTGGGTTTCACCGCCCTGCCATGCCTCGGTAGCCCCTTCACCGACAAAGCCGCGAGCCGCGGCGCCCGCCCTGGTACTGCCCACCTTGCCGAGCAGACCACCCACGCCGCCCCCAGCACCGGTCAACATGCCGGACAGGAAATCAGCCGTCAGTGCTCGCTTGTCCGACCACGCACCGGTGGCCGCATTCTCCGCAACGCTGTCGATGGCTGCCCTGCGGATCTCCTCAACACCAGCCCCCCGCATCTCGCCATCAGCCAGATCCCAATAGGCCTGCTGGTAGATAGGGTTGGCGTTGAGCTCGTCATTGCCAAGGCCGTTGAGGAACCCTCTCGCCTCTTGCTCGGCCTGCTGGGCCCGCATCCCGGACGCCATGGCCCCGGCATGAGCACCATAACCGATCGAGGTCAGGCGGCCGATGGCCTTGTCCAGCACCGCCCGCTTGGCCGCCTCGCCGGGGGCCGCCAGATAGGCCGCCTTGACCGAATCGAGCGCCCCCGCCTGGATGGCATCCTTCACCGTGGCCTTGGCCACCAATTCGCGGGCCTGCCCCTCCACCAGGTCCTTGGCCAGCAGCTTGCCCGCCCCGCGCAAGGCAGGTTTGGCAATCAACCCTGCACCCTTGGTGCCGCCCACCAAGCCGGTGAACTGCCCCAGCACGGTGGCGAAATTGCCTGCCCACGATCTCGGGTCAGACCAGGCGTCTCCCGCCTCGATGGCGCCGGTTTCCGCATTCTCCTGAAAGAACTGCTTGCCCATCGCCTCCCTCATCGGGGTAGACGCCTCTTGCAGCTGACCATCAGCCCACGCACTCACCCCACGCCCGGCATCCTTGATGCCCTGTGAATCGGCCAGCTGGCCCACGGTTTCAAGATCACCGCCCAGGGTCTGCCCAAGGCCACGCTGGAACATATCAACGACATCGCCGAAAATGCCCTGATCATCGGCAGGCTCAACGGCCTGCTGAGTTTGCTGTTCAAAGGCCAGCCGTTTGGCGGTTCGAGCCCTCAGAAAATCATCGTAAGTCGGCTTGTAGGCCATGCTGTCACTCTCCGCAGGCAATAAAAAAGCCGGGCCCCTGTTAAGGGTCCGGCCATGATGGGTAAATTTTGTGCTAGTGGGGGTTAAATGGCAAGCTCGGCGCTGTCACCAGAAGGCGCTGGCATCATCCGCTGAATGCGCTGGGTGAGCCCGAACCGTTCTTCCGGCATCAGGTCGATGCTCTCAAGCTCTCCCAGCAGCGCGGTCAGCTCGGCTTGCAGTTGGGCGGCGCTCATTGCAGACCTCCCATGAACTCGGTGACGAAGTCTGGCATCACAAATGTCACGCCAAGGGTACTCATCATCAGGCTATCCATCACCCCAATCCCGGCTTCTGAAAGCCAGCATGTGTGGCCATCAATTACAGCCAGGCACATGTACAGCTCTGTCAGTTTAGACGCGGTGATTTTACTTCCGCCTTCGCCATAAAACTCAGCTTCGAGCGTGCTGCCCATTGTCCACTCAATATCCTCCAGTGTGAGCAGCTTACTGACAGTGCCATTGTTGAACGCCCTGCCGTTGAATAGCAGGTACGCAGCAGCCAGCGTTGTTCTTGCCGCACTCAAAACAATTGGGGGGCTTTCACTCATGCTGAGAGCCATTGACACAGATTGCATGGCATCACGAAACGCCGACAGGCGTCTTTCCTTCTCACCGTCACTGACGCTATCTCTGAATCTAAAAACTGGGTAAATAGGCTGGCTGCTCATGCGGCCCCCTTGATCACTTTGTCTTGGGTATACAGGCCATCCCAGTCCTTCTTCATGGGGAGCTCACCTTTCAGGTAGATCTGATAGATCCGCACTGCCCCCTTCTGCAACAACACCGGCGTGAAATAGATGAAGGGGTCTAAACCATGCCGCTTCTGCTCGTGCTGCTCCTCGGTAAGGTATTTGTCACGTGCTTCTGACGCTGTGCGCCAGCGCTTGTTAAGCCCGGAGCGGCTTTCATTGAACAGCCAGCCGCGCGCCTCGAAGAAGCCACACACCTGCTGGGTGTTGACCCCGTTAAGCATCTTGCAGAACTGCGGGATGGTCATGCCCTGGCGGAACAGGCTCTCGAGTGAGTCGATCTGCGCTTGCTGTTGCTTGTTCTCAATAGCCAGCACCTGACCGCGCTCGTATTCCTCAGCCCAAGCGCGAGCGGCGGCGGCCGGGTTGCTGAAGTCAGGCAGGTTGGCGGCCGGTGCGCCATAGCTGCCTGACTTGCGAATGCTCGGCAGCACTTCGGATGTGACCCAGCGCTTCATCCGCTTGGCGCTCTCCAGCTTAGAGCCAAGGATCAGCGAGTACAGGCCAGACTCGTTGATGCAACTGACCGCTTGAACGCCACCTTTGGTAAGGGTGTCACGTTTCGTTACGTCCTCTTCATCAACGTGGTCAGCCAAGGCTTTTCGGCTATTGGTGTAACCAAGAGCCTCGCACACATCCTTGGCAACAAACCAAGGCTCGCCCTGCTCATCGGTGATGATGCGGATCTGGTAGTTCTCGAAAGACTTCATGATCAGGCTGCCGCCGTCATTCTGCGGCCCTGCCAAAACTTTGGTTTGCGGATGAAGGTTCATGCCGCACCCCCAACTTCCAGCTGTGTGATGATCTCGCCAATGGCCTTCATGCCGGCGTCGTTGTAGCGGAACGACTCCACCTGCTTGGGCGAGTTTGGCGATTTGTCGAGAAACACCTTGCCGTATTGCTCGGTTTTCAAGCCGTGCTCATTGGCGAGGCGGCCCACCTTGTTGGCACTGATGCCGTAGCGGTCGCCCACCTCCGTGGCTGTGTAGTAATGCTCAGTGAGCAATGGCAGCGGAATGATGTCAGCGCCCGCCACTGGGTTAACCAGTGACGCGGTAATGGTTTGGCGAGACACATCGCTCAGGTGGGGGAGCAGATTACAAATGGCCTGAGCATTCTTGATCTGCTGATCGAGCGCTTGGGCGCGCAACGTGACAGCCTTGGCCAAGCGCATGTCATCCAGCGCAGCCTTGGCCGCCTTGCTGCCCGAGAGCTCAACCGCCTTTTCAATGTCGCCGTGACGCAGCGCTTGAGCTGCGGCATAGACCTGCACTTCAAATGAAGCATCGATCCAACCGGCGTACTTCATGGCGACCAGTTCAACAGCCCAAGTGCCGCCATTGCGCCCTTTGGTGGATTTAAATGCAGGAATTCCTGCATTTTCGGAAACAACGCGAGCAAACTCACGGTTTGTTTCCACATCAAAGAAAGCGCCTGGCCGTTGGCTCTCTGTCGCCTTGCCTAGCGCCATCGCCGCCTTGTGCAGATCGTTGAGGCAGTACATGCCGTCAGCCTTCACTGCGATAGAATGGCTCTCGATAACGATGGCATTGACTTTCGTTTGTCTATCAGATTGATGTATAGTCATACCGTAGTCCTTACTTTGCTGGTTGGGTTTACATCCTCGGCCCGAGCTGTTGACGCAGCTTGGGTCGAATCCTTTCTAGAACTTGAACTCATTCAGGTTTACCTCCCCCCTTGCAATCAGCGTATCCAGTACCGCCAGACGGTACATCACCTCGGCTGCCAACGTCCTAAAATGCTGGCCCGCATTCTCGCTATACTCCGCGATCATCGCTGGGGTCATGCGTATCTGTAGTGGTTTTTTCTTCTCGCTTTCCATTCTCGTCCTCTGCTTGGCTGTGGTTTCAATACGACTAACATAGTCCAACAAATTAACTCATGCAATGATTTTTAGCACATGTACCAAAATTACGCCCATCACTACAAATTACCACCATTGACCAACGCACCACACATGATAAACAATCGCTATCATTGAAAACGCTTAAGGTTATCCAAACCGGCGCATCAGGAACATTTATGGCTATTGAAAAGAAATCTAAGAAAGCCTCGACCAGCGTCACGCTATCTCTAAGACTCGACCCCCGCTCCAAGTATCTGATCGATCTGCTCGCCAGGCAGCAGAAGCGCACCATCACCGGGGTAATAGAGTGGGCTGTAGAGCGCGCCGGCGCTGAAGCAATCTTCGACATTGAGCGCGGCGAGAGCTTTTTAGAGGTGATTGATAGGTTATGGTCAACCGATGAGTCGGTTCGTTTGGCTAATCTTGCCCAGGCGCGACCAGATCTTCTTGATTATGACGAGCTCAGAATCTGGGAAACCATCAAGGCATCCCCGGATCTTTGGAGTACCAGCGGTCAACTGATGTACTCAACCTTGCAGGAAGAGTGGGATGGCCTGTTAGAGCACGTTGAACAGCATCGGCTAAGTCGGGCCGTTAAACCCTATTCCGTTTTATAATGGAGATGATAGGTGGAGCCACAAAAGGATTATGCTGGAAAGAATACATACAAAAAAACACCTATGGCGCACGCTGGTACTAACACTGGTGAAGCTAAAGGCGCCCAAACCATAAGTGGTGAATGTACGCCAGTAAAATATAATGAATTTGAACAAGCATTTCATGAGCAGAAAAAGAAAATCAACGAAAAAAGAACGTCATCCAAACTAAAGCTTCTATCCGCCACCCTGATGTTTTTTGCTGCAATATTTGCTTTGATTTTAGTCAGGGACTATTACAGAGCCAAAGGCTCGTCAGGTTACAGCGAGATACAATCTTTAAAAGCTGCCGCAAGCACTCTACCACGAATGATTGATGAAGAAACAAGGTGGGATAGTTTCTCTGTATCAAAAAAAACAGCTTCATTTAACTATACATTGGTCAATTATCAGTCCACCAAGCTCAATAAGAGTGACTTTAATAAAGCGGTAAGGCCGCTGATGGTATCGAATTTCTGTTACAACATGAGAAAGTCCATAAAAAATGGAATGCTGATAAAGGTTGGCTATTTTGGTAGTGACGGTGACACTATCTCCATCTTCGTTATAAAGAAAAGTGATTGCCTATCAAGCAGGAGTGAAAACGGGCAATCCAATGTATCTCCACCACCAAGGCCAAAAATATAAATGCTATTGTAAACGGCCCGCCACACGGCGGGCTTTTCTTTATCAGCGAATCACTTCGGATACCGGGCATATGGCGGGACATAGGCGTCATTACTGGGCAAGCTGAACTCACTGGTCAATCTCAGTGGCTTGCCAGCCGTCACATTGACGGGGGCGCGGTTCTGCGGGTCATAACCAACGCCCATATAATTCCCGCTCCGGCCTTGCAATTGCGCTCGCCTTTGCTCTTCCAAATTCGCCTTTGCTTGCTGCTGAGTTTTCCCCAACACTCCGTCCAGTTGTTCGGCCGAGAAGGCTTTGGACGGTTGCGCATTCGGTCCATCACTACCAGGGCGGCGCATAGGAGCATGTACCTCTGGTGGCCGGCGCAAGGAGTCCGGGGCATCTGGAGCTGGCTCGGATGGCGGCGGCACCAGTGACAGCGCATACTGCAGCCTGTCCAATCCGCCATACTCTGCGGCCAGCGCCTGGGCATTGGGGTTTGAGGCGATCAGGTAACGCTGCATATCGAGCTGAGCGTGTATTTGGTCGCGCCGCTCCGGCGTGATCTGGTCGTCCGGGATCTTGTCGATCTCCATGCGGTATTTATCCAGCTCGTCCAGGTGGCTGAGCATGCTCTTGGCGGCGCTCCCCCTGGCGGCCGCATTGGCACTGGCTGCCGCCTTGGCGAGCCCGGCGCCCAACCTCTTCTCCATCATGGCCCATTCACTTTGTCGAGCTTTCTCATTCTCGGTGGCGGCGGCGGCCAGTCTTGTTTCAGTATCCGCCTTGCCCGCTTTAATTTGCTCTAGAAGCATGGCGTCACGCCGATCGAACTCAACGCCCATCTCCTCCTTGCGCTGGATTGCCTCCCGCTGGCGCTGCTGCTCGGCAAAGCCCACCTTGGCGTTATCCACAGTCCCTGCGCCAATCCCCTTGGCTAATGCGGCGAGTAGGCTCATGCTGCCCCCTGTTGTTGCGGTGCGGGCTGTTGCGGCGCCTGCGGTTGCCCGCCGGCTTCCGCCTCCTCCATCTTGGCGACGATCTGCTGGAGCAACTGCCCAGCCTCAGCCAGGATCTGATCGTCGATCACGTCGTTCGCGGCATCCATCTCTTTGAGTTTGTCCATGGCCCGAAACAGGGCGTCGATCTTGCTGTCTGGGTCGCCAATCCTGCCTGAAGACAATATCTCCCGGCACCCGGCGTAGACCGCCTTGACGATCTGCTGTGCCGGCACCTGGCGCCCTGCCTCCTTGGCCTGCTTGAGGATGGTGAAGATGCCGCCAGCGACCGCATCGGCCACCCCCTGGATCTTGTCCTCCCCCGCCCCCAGCCTGCCAGCCACGGCCTGACCACCATCACCTAGCAGCGCTGCTTCCAGCATCTGCATCATGCTGGTGTGCAGGTCATCCTCGCCGCCGGCCTGCGGCCGCTCTTGCGGTTGACCTGGTGCGGATTGCTGTTGCGCTGCTGCGCCGGGCGCACCGCCCTGCTGCATGCTATGAATAAGCCCCATCAGTACCCCCTCTTGCCGGCGCTCACACTGAAGCGGCTCGGATCATAAAAACGGCTGTCAAAGTTGAGTTCGCCAGTCTGCGCACTTTGGTTGGGGCGTGTTGGCGCGGTGTAGTCATTACTACCGCCATCCCCAGACACGAGTCCACCGGTCTTGTTGCCAGCCAAACCGTTGAGCACGGACCCGGTCCCTGCGGCGGGCTGCGTTAATCCCGCCCCGGCCACATTGGTGAGATAGCCAAGCCCCGGCACGAAGGACGATACCAGCCCCAGTGCGCTTTTGAAGGCATCATCCAAACCACCACCATGGCCCAAAACGTCGCCCTCACTGCCTTCCAATCGGCTACTGTCAAGCTGACCATTGGCTATGCGCCGACCAGTACCACTGAAATAGTCCCCTGGGGCGGTCAGCTCTCCCACTTTCTTGGCGGCAGCCCCACCTAAGCTCCCCAGTAGGCCATAACCTGCCAGATTGAGACCGGCCTGCTTGTTGAAGCCGCCAGCCATCTGGGAAATATGCTGTTTATCGGTGGCGGTCAGGGTGCCGTTTTTTTCCTTTCCCTCCCAGTTGCGGATCACGCCGTTCACGTTGTCGGTGTTGATGGTCTGGTTAAAGCCAGTGTCCGGCGTGTCCGCCGTCAGCCCGACATTCTCGGCCAGTCTGCCCAGCAAGCCCTTCTGGTCCTCCGCCATGCCATACATTGAGGCCCCACCCAAGGACGAGATCTGATGCGCATTGTTGACCGGTGCCAACGCAGGTGTCTGCTTGTAGGTGCCCAGCGTCTTGCTGACGGAGGGCAGCCGATCGCTGACCTTGCTGCCGCCATTCTTGTTGGAGTTATCCTTGGTCATGGCATTGCGCACCGACTCGCCGCCGTACATCGAGGCGCCACCGATCGGGCCAATGCTGCCCCGACTGCTGGCGGTGCTGGCCGTGTCATTCTTGCCCTTGTTACTGCCGCTCTTGCTGGAACTGCTCTTGCTGCCGGATCCGCCGCTATCGTTCCGGCCGCCTCCCTTGCCGCCGCTGGACGAACCGCCGCTACCCCTGCCGGTGTTTCCACTCATCCCGCCGCCGTTGCCGTTGCGCTCCGGGCCTGCGCCGCTCTCCCTGGACATCAGTTGCTCCCCTTCTTGTTCTTCTGGATGTTGGCCAACAGGCCGTTGGTCAGGCTGCCACCCATGGTCATCCCGTCGCCAGCAAGCCCGGGCGTGACCTGGTACTCGATGGGGGTCAGCTGCGGCACGCCATTCTCATCGCGGATCCGGTCTTCCCGCGCCCATTCATCATCGCGCATCCGTTTCTGCGTTTTCTGGGTCTCCCGGTTCTCCATATAGGACCCGCCAGCCACCAGGGCCGAACCCAGCAGCGTAGCCGCCCCAGGGCTGTCCTGCATCCACTTCCCTGCCTCTCTCAGTCCGCCAGTGATAAACTTAACGGCATCGTCTGCGTAATCTGAGCCCGCACTTAACCCGCTCACTACCGCATCAAGTCCCCACATCTAAGCCCCCTATTTTTTTACGACAAGTTCAGCGCCAGGCACTTGGATGGTCGGGAATTTTGTCCAGTCCGGGCGGATGGTGCTGATGTTCGAGTAGAGCTGCTGATACATGTCAAAGGTGGCGTTGAGCTCCCCCCTCAAATTGTTCACACTATTGATTTTGTCGGCCTCCTTCATAGAGCCGTCCGCCATGATGGCCGCATAGCGCTCGTTGTAGCTGCCAACGGCGCTGTCGATGGCCCCCATATACATGCCATGGGTGTTTGCCACCACTTGCTGGGCCATTTTTGCAGTTTCCTGTCCGAACTGCTTTTCAAGCACCGTCAGCTGTTGCTGGCGTTCCTTCTGTGCCTCTGCGCTGTTCCACTGGTTTTGCTGGTTATTGAGGGAGGTCTGATTCTTGAGTTGGGCGTCCAACTCTTTGAGGCGCTGCTGCCCCTCTTTGTCGAGAATGCCCTGCTGGAACCTGTTCAACAGGCCGTCGCGCTCGGCCTGCAAGAAGGCCTGCTGCTGGTTGAGCTCTTTCTGTTGACCAAACTGCTGGTTATTGAGGGAGGTCTGGTTCTTGAGTTGGGCGTCGAGCTGCTTCAGTTCCAACTGACCTTGCTTGTCCAGCGTGCCAATCTGCTGCTGGTAAAGCAGGTCGTCTCTTTGCTTTTGCAGTGATGCGTTCAGGTTCGCCATGTTCTTATCTTGGCCAAACTGATTGGACTGCATGTTCAGTTGCTGCTGTCGATCCAGGGAATTTTGATTACCCTGCCAACCCTGCTGCTTATCCAACATGGTGATCTGCTGTTGTTGGTCAGACCCCTGCATCACACGTTGATGCGTCTGCTGGGCATTTTGCTGGGCAATCGGCAATGCGGCATCCACCATGGCCCTCTGGGCTGCATCGATCCCGATAGTGGAATTGCCAAGCCCGCGCGCCGAGGCTGCCCCTTGACCCTTACTCTGCGCCATCCGCATCAGCAGGCCGCCCTGATTCAGGGTAGCCCCGAGCTGATCATTGACGTTGCTGCCGTCGAAATTGGGTGGTGTAGGCGCGCCTTGTCTGGCCTGGGTGATGCCCAGGCCTGCCAGATTCTGTACTTCCATTGGGGTTACCTCGGTATCAGGCCGGGCGGCCTTCGTGCCAGATGCGGGTCTGTTCTTCGCCGGCAAGGCGGCAAGCGGTCTTCAGGGTCTGCACCGACACCATGGCGACTGTGTTGTCGGCCAGGGTCCATTCGGTGGTTTCTGTCATGAGGTCGGCCGCTGCCACGGCGCGGGCCATGCGGTTCTGGGAGTCCTCGTCGCCGTCAAAGTGCAGGCCATCAACTTCCACCACAATGGCGCACACCCGGTCTTCGCGCTCACGCTTCCATTCGATATAGGTAGCCAACACTCGTTCATTTTCAATGTCAGCAGCAGACCTTAACTTGCTCCAGTCGATACTCATGATTGGCCCCCTTGCACTTCCGAATCGTAAGGTGGTAAGGGCACTTCACCTTCGAGCACAGTAATAGGTGTCTCAAAAGCCGCAGGGAACCTGGTTTCATAAGGAGCGTTGGCGCCGTGAGGAAGCAGAAGCGTAAGATGGATTTCTCCGTCAATTCTTGTGATATTTCCTTGCAGCCATTCCGTGTCTACAGCTTCAGAAGGCAACGACGCTCCTTCAAGTAATGGCGAGAAGTCTAATACTTGGCTATTAACAGTCAGAACATCGCCAGATACAGTGGCGGCTAGCTGTGCGTCAGCACGTACAGGGGATAGTTTTATTTTCATAGTAAACTCCTTAGAACCAGCGGCCGATGGCTATGTACCCAAAACGGCAAACATTAGCGTTCGCCTGTGTGAATGTGTTGTTTGATAGAATGGCTATAGGGATGTAGGTTGATATCGTAGGCGAGTCGGCCGTGATGTTATAGGCAGTGGGGCCTGAGAAGACCCTAGGGAAATCTGTCATCAAATCGGTAAACCCAACTTGGGTGGATATTCCGTCAAGGTAGACGAACTGCACGGGAGTGAAAATATTAGCATTAATATTACCTGTATTTGCCAAAGTCCCTGGAATACCGTTCTTTGTACAAATCAGGGTACCATCTGCGTACTTAACATATTCACCATTCGCGTTGCTGCCCCTCTCGATAATCGCCCCAGTGGGAATGCCAGATGACTGGGAAACAACCCCCACAACACTACGCTGGTCGTGAATAAAGCGCCAAGGCGACCAAGTAGAAGCACCAGCATCATAGCCTCTTATAAGCATTTGGCCACCAGCACCGAGATGAGCTTGCTGATTAATATAAGTCCCGTGCGAAGTTACTATAAGTGTACCTCCTGAACTATGAGGCCAATTAGCACTAGTGCCTCCGATATTATAAACACCAGCAGTCACAATATAGTTAATATCAATAGATAACTGACTAGGGTCATACTTAAAAGCAAATAAAGTATTTCTTGCCGCCGCCCCATCTGTATCATCCAGCAGCGAGCGGGCGAAGGGAGTAAGCGGAGTCATGGCTGCTGCGCCTGCGCTCGTGTAATAAGCCAACTGGTCAGCAGATGGTGACAGTGACTCCAGCGCCGTGAGCGCCGCTTTCTTCAGGGTGAACCCCACCCAGCCGCCAGAGACAGCGCTGGCAAAGGTGCCGCCGGTGCGCACAAACAGGCGCCGCAAATCGACGTTGGCTGAATCGTCCGTGGAGGCCAGCGACAGCTGGTCGTGGTAGATAGCCACCCCGGATCCACCGATGACGTGGCGCACTTGCAGGTAGTAGGTTGAGCCCGCCACCAGGGTGTAAGGGGTGTTGGCGAACTGCGCGCCTGTACCGAACAGCAGATAGGTGTTAGACGGCAGCGCCCCCCACGCGGTAGCCGACAAGTCGCCATAGGTGGCAATGGGCAGCAGCACAGCCTCACCGATGGCTGCATTCAACTGCCCGAGGCTGACCGCCTCGTCGGTGTTGACTGCATCCCCCACTCGCACCGGGCCATCAAAGCCTTGGCCGCCCGTGTGCGGGGTCGGCAGCTTGCTGAAGCCCTGGGAGATGGCGTCAAATTCCGCCTCCATCGCCAACCCATCGGCAAGATCGCCTGGGTTCATTTCCGATAGGCGTTCGTAATACTCGTTAGCCACGCTTGTACCTCCTGGGGATGTATTCAACCGTCATGCCGGTGATGCTGAAATTGGGCTCGGAGTTGGAGCGGCCAGAGAGTGCCAGACTCAGCGCGGTGCCGGTGCCGTCCAGCGGGATCACGCGGCTGGATTCCTCGGTTTCTGACATCCAGTAGAAGTTGTTCCAACTGGAGTAGTTCCAGATCCCGCTGCCGCTGGCGTCGATATGAACATCCTGCTTCTCCGAGGTGATGCCGGGGCGGTAGTCAAGCGACCATGCCAGCCTCGCATCGAGGCGGCCCTGTACCGAGTGCTCGAACTCCACCCCGCGCCACGACTTGCGCACCTGTGGCGACCCGAAATGGGCATAGGCGAGGCGCAGCAGCCAGTTGATGTTGGCTCCGTCAAAGCTGGTTGCGTCCTCATCGAGCTCGAACACATAGCCATCGGCGTTGGCCAGGGTGAAGAACTGACGTTCGGAGAGCTCGTCATAGCGCCACACGTCCAGCACGGGTGAGCCGTAGGAAACCTCCGTTACCTCGATGGCGCCATCTGCATTGATCTTGATAGCCAGATTGCGGCCGGCGCTGGAGTAGAGCCGATACTGGTTGGCGCCCGCCACCTGGGATGAGCCTACCCAGTTGAACTGCTCGATAATGGGCTGGATCTTATCGCTTGGGTCGAGCAGGTTCAGGCTGAAGTCGCCATACTCCTGCACCCGATCCAGCCGCACCAGTCCGCGCTCAGACAATCCCACCGGGATGAAGGTGGATTGCAGGGTGCCGGCCAGGATCCCGACCGACTCGGAGATCACCTTCTGCTGCCAGTCGGTCTGGGACGTCCCGTACAGGGCGACCGTCCGATTGCGGCAGGTCACGAGCAGCACGCCCCCCGCCGTGGTGGTGATGCCGGTGATCTCGTCCCCTACGGCGAACTGCTCCGCACCCAGCAGGCCAGACCACGACAGCGGATTGCTGGGGCCGGAATGGATGTAGAAGCCGCCCTTGTAGGCCAAGAACAGGTGATCCGCGTGCGCCTCAACGAGGCTCGGCTTGTCGTCGGCATCGTCACCGTTGGCGATCAGTGGCACCATGCGCCCGTCTTCCCGCAACTCGATAGCCCGCTGCACGCCGGAAGCCAGATAGGCGCGGCGCATCGACGGGTCGCCGAAGAAGTTGAACACACAGGCATCGTATTTTCCCTCGGCCTTGAGCGTCATGTCAGACACGGCCTGCACTTCGGCGTAGGCCGTCAGCTTGTACAGGGTGATCGACGTGTTGCTCGGCACGGTCTTGCCGTGGGGGTTGCTCAGGATCAGGGTATGGATGGCGCCCGTCTTGAGCAGATAGCTGACCACCTTGAACCAGGTTGTGCCAACCAGCGCATACCATCCCGCCGCATCCGCTGCCGCGATGGTGCCGCCGCCAAGTTGGTTGGTGGCGGTGTCCGCCGTGGGGGTGGTCCCGCTGGTCAGGACTCCGGAGAGCGTCATGGCGCTGGTTGAAACAGGGGGGCTGCGCAGGATGTCACCAAACGCCACGGTCTGGCCGTTTGGCACGGTGCAGGTGCCCACGTCCCCCGCCGCCGCTAACTGGGCGACCACATCCACGGTCGCGCCGCTGGAGTGCTTGATCAGCGCCATGTCGCCGTCATCGAGCCCGTAGCCGTCGCGGATCAGGAACTGCTTGCCCATGGCTCCCACCGCCACCCAGCCGGCGTCGGTGGCCTTGAACAGGGCCGCCTCGCTCACGCTCTGGTCACGGATGGCGAAAACCGAATCACTCAGGGCCACCACGCAGCGCACCGGTCCGATCCCGGGCACTGCTCCGATAAAGGTACGGCGCCAGTCTGCGGCCCTGGCTGCGGCAAGAATGGCGTCATCCATCTGGCGCGCCGCCCGTGACGGGGCGTGTGTCAGGGTGAACACCTGACCGCCGACAGTGAAGGCGTCGCCAATGGCCAGGGAGGGAGCTACCAGCGCACCGATAAAGGCATCCCCGCCGCTGGTGTGCAGCAGGACGCCGGATCCGCCAGACCATGTGACCGCTGGGAACCCGGTCGCCGCCGGGAAGGCCTGCGAGCCGTCCGTGCGGAACAGGTAATAGCCCTTGGTCTGGGACGGTCTGGGGTGGCCATCGAAGCGGTCATACCCCACGGCGCGGCGATAGCCCTGGGTTGGCGCTGGCTCGACATTGATCGCCGAAATGGCAAATCCTGGGTTTCGTCCAATGGGCGGGGTGGCGAAATCCAGCCCACCGCCAAGCGGCACAGTGGCGAACTTGCGTTCTGGCAGGTTCACAGGCTCTCCCCGGCACAGAAGCTCAAGCTCTGCGAGATGTATTTCTTGCAGAGGATGCCGTGCCACGTCACGAACTCGTCCTCGCCGCGCACAATCAACTCCTGGGCCAGCTCGGTGATCGCCATCTTGCGCAAAGCGTTCCAGACGATCACGACGTGATACGCCTCGTCGATGAATGGGGTGTCACTGTCGTCGGCAAGCACCTGCAATGGGGTCGGAGTGTCACTGGTCAGCCAGTCCCAATCCGCCCGGGATGTCTGGAGCTTGATCCAGGATTCCCTGATCGCCTCGATATAGCGCAGGTTGCGGCCATTCTGGCCAGCGACGGTTTCGGGACCGCTGCCGAGATCCTGGCACTCGGCCCGCAGCCGCTGGCACAACTCGAGGAAGGTCATGATTAGCCGACCAGGCTGACCGGGTAGGACTGCACGGTGCGCGGCACCAGGGTGCCATCGTCCTTCTGCTCATAGCGCATCTCCGTCGCCTGCATCAGCACCTGATAGACCGGCTCTGGCACCTCGGCTACCTTCTCGCGCTGGATGATGAAGGCCACACCGTTGACAGAGGCATACACATCGTCATTGCCCTTGCTGTGCGGGTCGCGGGAGATACGGATTTTGACCCGCTTACTGGCGTTGATCTCGCGCTGTTCCGTGGTCGGCGCGCCGGTGATGGCTTCCGAGCTGGCGGCCGAACTGGCATCACGGTTGATGCCGGAGGCTTGCTCCTGCTCCAGGATCTCGGCGACCAGCTTCTCGCGCGGCGTGTTGGTGGCCTTCTCGATGCCGAACTGTTCCAGCAAGTATTTGCGGAGCTCAGCGGGTTGAGCATTGTTGATGTCGATCAGTTCCATGGTGATCTCCTAAGCAAAGAGGCCCGCACTGGGCGAGCCTCCTCTGGATTGTTGGGGTTAGAGCGCGGTGACCGCAACTTCGATGCGGGTCATCCACAGCTCGTTGAGACGCACGGCCGCGAACCAGCTTTTCCAGGAGGCAGAGCCGCGCTGTCCCATGGGGTCACCGCCACGCGGTACGTTGGGGTTGAGCACCATCGGCACGATAGAGCCGGGCCCGCCGTTCCCCTTCAGCGGCACGATACCAAAGGCGTTTTGCGCCAGCACCACCATGGGGTAAACGTCCGCATTCGTGCCGCCAGTGGAGAACATGGTCCCCTTGGCCCCACCGGCATCCGGCAGGGCAGCCAGCACAGGGGAGAGCACGAAGCGGAAGTCTTCGACCGAGCCGATCTCCTCCGGGCACAGCGGCTGGCGGGTGCCATACTCGGCCACCGACTTGAAGCCGGCCAGACCGCGAATGTCGGATTCGCAGTCGGTGTGCGCCACCACCACGAATGCCGCCTCGACCGGCTTGGTGGACACGTTGACCGACGGCGCCAGGATCTTGGTAATCTTCTTGGCGCGCTGCTTCTTGAGTGAGCGGGAGGCCAGGCGCAGCTTGTTGAGAGTGACCGGGGTGTTCACGCCGTTACGGGCGGTGCCGTTGGCGTAGATCACGCTGGTGCCGCCGGAGATGACACCCCAGGTCAACACTTCGAAGGTCTCCGCCGCCTGCTCACCGAGCAGCATTTGCGTATCCTGCAGCACCGGATCTTCGTGGGTGTCTTCGATCACGTCGGTGATCTCGGTCCAGGCGCCGTACTGCGCCATGCCGACAGTCACGTCCTGATAGGCCATCTTCTGGCTGGAAGGGGTGACACCTTCGGTCAGTGGTGTAGTTGCCGCGGCGAACGGCACCGGGCGCCGGAACTTCACAGTCTGGCCCTTGTTCTTCGGCTGCGGCTTGGGGTCGCCAAACTTCTGCAGCACCAGGATCGGCTCGGCGTGTTCGAGCATTTTCACTTCGGCGATGATGCCGACACGCGGGGAGATATCCCCGTAAGTGGTGGTAGCCATAACTTATTTCTCCTGAATCAGTATTTGCGCTGCGTCAGCCGCTTGTCCGCATCCGCCGCAGCGCGGCTGAACAGGGATGCCTCGTCGGAGGTATCGACGGTGGCGCGCCCCTGACTGCCGCCAAGTGGCGCCATGTCGGCCAATTTGCGCTGACGCTGTGCGTTGCGTTGGGCTTGAGCTTGGAGCTGGGTGGATTTGTAGAGGGTCAGCACTACATCGGCGTCTGCTGCGCTGTCAGAGTTGGCGATGCCTTGCACAGAGGGTGGCTGCTTGGCGATCCAGGCTTGAAACTCCGGACTCACCACCACAGTTTCAGCATCGGGGTGCCGACGGATAAGCTCGTCAGTCTCGATGGTGATCAGCTCCTCGTGCTGGCGTGCCTTAGCCTGCTCATGCAGTTGGGCAACCGGCTCCTTGACTTGCGAGATTTCGCTACGCAGTCCATCGCGCAGGGCATCAGCCACGCCTTGCATATGGTCAGCAATGTCGGGGTAATCCTCGCGCATCGCTGCAATGCGGCTCTCCAGGGCGTCAAGCTGGCGGGTGGCTTCCGTGCCATCTCCCTGCTTGCCTGCCTGCTGGATGCTGGTGATCTGCTCGTTAAACTGGCGCTCTTTCTCAGCAAGTTGCCGCGCAGTGGCGGCATACCGACCGTTGGCTGAACGGGCGGCCTGAGCCTCCCGATCCCGATCGGCGATCAGCGATTGCAGATAGGCACGCTGCTCGGGGGTGGCATCAGCAAACAGGTCATCGCCGGACGCGGCATGCTGCTCAGCAGAGGCGGCCCCCGGTTGATGCTGTTCACCACCGTCATTCCTGGCGGCGGGCTGTTCCTCTTCGTGCTGCTCGACGTTCTGCGGCTCGCTGGTTGCGGGCTCACCACGCAAACGCGCGTCGGCGGCACCGGCAGCCTGTGCGAACACATCCAGATCGCGGCTCTCGGCGGCGGCCTGGTCAGCTCCTGGTGCGGCTTGGTCGTTCAGGTGATCCATGAAAAATCTCCAATAAAAAACCCGCACAAGGCGGGCAGTGGTCGCGGGTTGTGGTTAGCCAGCCGGCGTGAAATCGGTGATGAGCTTATCGAGCAGCCGGATCTGGGCTCGGGTGGCCTGGGTCTGCTCGTGCTCCATGTCCTGCTCCAGGTCGGCACGCAGCTGCTGGAGCTGGCCCTGCAGGTGTTGCAAGACGGTATGGGTGTCCTGGCTATGGGTGAGCATGGAACGCCTCTCGCACCAGAGATCCCACCTGGTAGCCGGACTGGGCAAGGTCGCCGGCCAGTGTAATGACGCGTTCTATATGCTCGCGGCGCTGCCGGTGTCTGCTGTGGTTTGCCCAGGGATTAAAGGCCACGCCGTAGCGGGTCGCGATGGTGGTCACCACGGCGATATGGACGATGGTCTTTTTCATGCCAGCGCATCTACCGATGCGCATGAAAGACGCTCACCCAGAGCCTCTGCATACTCTTGCATGGCAACCAGCTGCCGCTTCATGCGGCTCTGCTCATTGGCGGAGAGAGTGGTAAATTTCTCTGTGACGATGAAATCACCCAACTTGTTCAAACGATCGCACAGCTCAATGTGCTCTTGGCGCATGCGGTCGATGTACGAAGGCTGAATTGAGCAAACTTGCTCGTGCAACTGCCGCTTGAGGCGCCAACCTTCCAGCTTCCACAGCAGGCTGCGGGCCTTGGACTCGGCGTCCCGGATCGCATACTTGGCGCCAAACTCCTCATTGAAGTTGGCTGGATCTGCGCAGGCGCTCATACCGATAGCCAGAGTGAAGCCGCTGGCGGCGATGGCCGTTGCCACCGTGGTAGTGGTGCCGGGGATCACATGGGTGTGATAGGCCACACCAGCCATCAGTGCATCGATCTGCTCAGGAGTGACGCGCGGTGCAGTCAAATGCAACGCTTCGATATCGCGCTCCATCTCTGCGTCCAGTTGCTTGGTCATGACGACTCCAATAAAAAACCCGGCACATGGCCGGGCTGAATGATGTGGGCGCCAGAAACGCAAAACCCCGCACGAGGCGGGGCAAATGAGACTCTGGCAGTCTTGGGTCTATTTTGTGCCACCTGCCGGAAAAGTCAACTGGCGCATCAGTCCAACCCGTAATTCCCTGTCGGCGGCAGCATCTGCTTCATCTTCACCTCGGCCATGAACTTCTGAGTGTCGTGAGTCTGCTGCTTGTCCAGCTTTTCCAGCTCGATCATCAGCTGTGCTTGGCTCATCTGCTTGGCTTGTGCCAGCTTCATCAGCTCGATGCGCTCACGGCGCTGACTGTCCTCATGCTGCAGCTGCATCACGGCCAACTTGTACTGGCTGGAGAACTGGAGCTCCTGCAGCTTGATGGACGCCTGCATCTGGGCTGTCTGCAGGGCGCCTGCACTCTTCATCTGGGCGAGCTGGGTCTCATGGTCAAACTTGGCCTGAGCCAACTGCTGCTCCATCTGCAGCTTGATGAGCGCCGGGTCCTGCTGGCCGCTCTCCTGTTGCTGCTTGATGGCCGCCTCGTATTCCTCCTGGCTACGCAACACCTTGGCGTTATCGATGTGCATGGACTGGAGCAGGGTCTTCATCGCCTCGTAGGGGTTGAACATCGGCGCGAAGGCGGGGTTCTGGCTGTACTTGTCCAGGATCTGGGTCAGCTGCGCGGTCTGGATCTCCTTGACCAGCAGCGCGCTGGTGCCGCGGGCCTGCACCTCGAAATCCCCCTTGATGGCGGACTCCTCACCAAACTGCATGTTCCAGTTATAGAAGCGCCGGATCATCGGCTTGGTGATGTTGTCGTCGTACTCCTTCACCTGCTGTCGGCGCACGGCGTTGGCCGCGTTCATCAGCATGCTCATGCCACCCAAGGTCGGCGTCACCTGCCCCTGCTCACCCTGACTTATCATCGGCACCCCGGCCTCGCGGTCGAGCAGCGAGAGCGCCAGCTGCAGGATGTTGGCCATGTCACTCTGCCGGCTTTCGAAGTGGAACACCCCGAATGCCTTCTGCACTTCTGCCCACTGCACGTTGGCATCCATTTCCCACACTTTGAACGGCGTGGCTTCCCAATTGCCATCAACCGGGCTGATCAGGCGCTTGTTCACCACCACCTGCGGCCCCACCGTTTTGGCGGCATTGTCCAGCATGGCGCGCCAGGCGCTGTTGATGATGCGTTGCGGGTGGCGCATCAGGTAGGGCATGGAGAGGCCGAAGATTGACCCCTCGTCCGGCTCGCAGACATAGACAGAATAGGGCCACTCCAGGGTGTCCATGGGGTTGATAGTCACCTTCAGGATCACGTCACCGGAGAAGATGATGACCCCGTCGAACTCGCGCCCCTCCAGCCCCTCGATATCCACCCCAGCGACCAGCAGCACCTCGATGGGGACCGGGCCGTGATAGGTCCACACCTCATAACGGGAGTCCTGGTTGGTAGGGTTGAGACCGCACAGGTAGCGGATCTGGTCAACGAACTCGGCATAGCGGGTGCGGGTCGTGGATGGCTCTTGCGCCAGCAGCCTCTCCACCTGCTCAGGGATGAAGCCCATGCTGGACAAGTTCAGCAGTTTTCGCAGCTCCTTCTTGGTCATGTACTCCCGCTCGTAGACGAACTCACAGTCGGCGAAACGGGTAGCACTCATGTCCGGCACGAAGTCCCACGGCAACACGCAGCGCGACCCGGGCTTGAGGTCCTTCTCTATTTCCACCCCCCATGCGCCATCATCGCCACGCAGCCAGGCTTGCTTGATGGCACTCTCCACGATGGGCCCCTTGAGGATGCCGGTGCCGATTTTGGCGGCATAGTGCAGCATCCGGCGCGATTCGGCGTTGTAGTCGCAGGCGACCAGTTGATCGTCAATGGTCTTCTCCATGGCCGTGGCGGCGGCCTGCGCGGCAGCCAGTTCTTGCGTCGCCTGCTGTGCCTCGGTCGTGGGTTGTTCACCATCGCCCACCATCATCACCTGCTTGGCCACCATAGATAGCTTGGGGTTGGGTGACGGTGCGATGCCGTAGTTCTTGTCATCAACCGGGAACAACATATCCCCCATCTGGGCGGCCCAGGCGTCGGTCTTCTCGCGGGTGATGTTGACGAAGGCCTGCGACTTCTTGGCCACACTCAGCTCCTTGACGAACTCGGGCTCGTACTCGCCGCGGTACTGGCGCAGGTCATCCAGCCAACGCTGCTCGACCAAGCTGCGCTGCTGGAGTTGGTGCTCAAGATCGCGAAAGCGACTGGCGCCGAACAAATCAAGGGGTGAAAGCTGCTCCACCGCCTCGCTAGGCAGTGTGATTTCGGTCGGGTTGCTCATGGGGTCAGTATCCTGTTACAGAGTCAGCGGCGCGCTGGGCCGCCCTGGTAGCGTTGCTGTTGATGGTCTGCTTGCGGTCCCGCTCCGGCATGGCGCCGAGGCACAGGTACTGGCAGGCGTCAGATGGGTGGGAATACTGGTTCTTGTCGGGTTGCTCGGTGAACTTGGTCGCCCCTGCCACGTTGAGCTGTTTGTACTGGTAACCGGTCTCGAACGCCTTGATGAGCACCCGGCAGTGCGGGCTGATAATGAACGCTGGCTGCCCCTTGCCAACCAGCCGCGACAGCCACCACCGCACACCCTCAAGGCGCGCCATCAGGTTGTTGGTGTGGGCTGGCTCGGCCTGGAACCCTTTGCGCTCGAGCACCTCATAACAGGTGGTCTCATCGGCCTGACTGCGGCCCACCCCGGCAGGGTCCCCCCAGATCACGACGCCATTGACGATCGTCGTCATCCCCGGGTATCTGGCATTGAGCAGTGGGGCAAGTTGCTCATCAATGAAGCGCTCGATCCCCATACCGGTGGCCACCACCTCATCCAGAATGCGAAGCTGCCCGAAGGCGGTGACCTGGCCGATGATGGCGGACGGTGTCAGGCCGAAGTCCATTCCGATGACGATGGGCAGCGACTTGATGGGCCCCAGCTTATCCTTGGCAACATGCAGATCCCGGTTGAAGTGGTCGATGAAGACCGGCTTGCCGGTGGCGACCGTGGCGAAGCGGTTGCAGATGCGCGATCTCACCCAGTTGAGCGTCTTGCCGCCGAGCTGATCGAACCAGGCATCGAACCCCTTCTTGTTATTCTTCACGTTCTCAGCCTTGGGGTTGGCCACGAACCGGCGCCCTTGGTAGTCGCGGAAGTAGCCGGCATCGATAAGCGCCTGCAGGTCAGGTGACATCGGCGCCCCTGGTGACACTTCGACCAGGGCGCCCGGCTGCTCGTAGAAGCTCCAGCCGACCGGCTTGAGGGGGTTGCCATCGTCATCCTGGCCGAACTCAAATTCGTGCCACCAGTGGTCTTCATCCGGGCTGTTGGTATCCATGATAAGCCCGCACCAGGTGGGACCGCCGTCCTTGCCGGAGGGATAGCGCGCCTGTACCGCCCGGGATGCGGCCTCGTTCACGATGTTCAGATCGAGAAACTGGGCCTCGTTGATCCACACCCCGGTCATCTCAAGGGACAGCATCTTGCGAATATCCTTGGGCCTGTCCATCGACAGAAAGAAGAACTCCGCATCAATGACGGTCCGCCCGTCCGGGTGCGGGATCCGCATCTGCCCGACGATGGGCGCATCCCACTTGATGGGGCACACCTCCTCCGGGATCCAGTCCTGAAAGGTCTTGATAACTGTGGCTTTCAGTTCCCCGTAGGTATTGCGGATGCAGACCCAGCGGGTCTTGCGCACGCCGTCGGCGTTGGGCTCCTGGGCGATTGCCACATCCAGCATGAACATCACGCAACCCACCGATTTGCCAGAGCCCACCGGACCGCGTACGGCGGCGATCATCGGCCGATCCCGGTGGATGGCCTCGAATGTCGGGCTCGGTGAATAGGTGATGGTCCTAACCTCCATCACCACCCCCTTGATTCATAAAGCCCAGGTTCCACATCACCTGTACGCCAGTGTTCCGCCCCTTGCGCAGGATCTCGTATTCGGCCCGCGCCTTGTCGGTCAGCGCCTTGTCCTTCTCTGCCTGCACCGTCTTGTGCTTGGTGCTTTCGACGATGAAGGGGATCTCGACAATGGTTTTCTCAAGCTGCACGATGCGCCCGAGCACGTTGTCCATGGCGCGCGTGGTTGAGTTGTAGAGCTTGTAGAGGTCCATCCGCTGCTCGAGCTCCAACTCTTCGGGCGGCAGCTCCAAGTCCTTGGCGATGCGGCCCAGGGTCAGCACCCCGTTACGAAACCCGCAGCGCATGGCGATCAGCTCGTCGGCAAGGTTGGCCCTCACCGCATCCTCAATCACCTCGTCGGGGAAAAACTTGGCGTAGACCCCGTGGCGCTTGGCGGGTTGGGCCACCTTAGTGGTGCGTGGCTTGGTTGTGGACTTGCGGTGAGCGCGTTCCGGATTGAGCGCGTCCGCCACCACCTTTTCAGTTCGCCGCGGCCCACGCTTCGGGGCGGGCTTCTTGTCGTTCTTGTCGGTCATGGCTATCTGGTACAGCGCTCCAGTGCGTCGATGTAATCGAGCAGGCGAGCCGTGGACTCACCAGAAAGAGAAACCCCGCCATCATCGGCGGGGCTCCATTCCAGATGCGGGGCTGGCGGCGGGCAGTTAGGGTTTGCGCTGCTCGTCGCGCACCCCGTCAGAAGCAGCGCCAAAGCGATCAGCAAAGCGCCCCTGGGGGTCGGCGTGATTCGCATCGTGTTTCTCCTGTATCTCTCTGGCCCGCTGCAGCCGGAGCAGTCGTGACAGCTCGTCAGCGAACAGCCCCAGCAGCTTGAGAAAGGCGCTCACAATCGCCTGGCCTTGTCGGCCGGCAGGTTCAGCGCCACCTTGTCCAGGATCTTGACCAGGCTGGTCAGGAAGCCCTGCACCTTGCCGATGATCTCGTCATCCCGGGTGGAGGGGGTGATCGCTGCGAGCTGGGCCAAGCCCTGCACAATCATCGACGCCGCCCCGACAACCGCCATCAGGACCAGGATCCAGTGGACGGCGATATCAACGATGTTCTCCATGTCTACCTCACAGGTTGCAAATCCGGCTCAGCCAGCCGTAGGCATTGGCCTCCTGCGACTCCTGACGCTCCGCCAGAGTGATGCAGTGGGCAATTCGAAGGGAGTTCACCGCCTCGGCCAGCAGGCGCTTGCCACCGGCACCACGCGCCTTGACGTAGCTCTCCAGCGCAGAAAGAGAACGGGGCCCGATGGCCCCGTCTACTTTCATATCTGGATAGAGTTTTTGTCGATCGTTCAGCACATTCAGCAGTCTCTGCAGATCGGTGGCGGCGCGCCCGGGGCCGGAGTTGACCCCGTAGTCGAACAGGTAGGTGGCCAGGTCCGCATCGAACACCTCGATGGTGGAAAGGCGCAGCTGGTTCCAGTAGGAGGTGTAGACCTTGATCGCCTCGCTCTTGGGGTAGTCGCGCATGTGGCCGGTGTAGCCGAACTGGCGGGCAGTGGCCTGGGTCACCCCCCAGCGAGTCGGGCCGCCGCGATCCTCCGCACGGTCGGTGAACTTGTCACCTCCCTCCCGCTGGATCACCTCGTCAATGACTTGCAGGCGAATGCTCATTTCGGCTCCCCCATCCCCAGACGGCGGCGCAGTGCCAGCTCCATGAGAAACAGCGCCCTCCCCCCCATGTGACCACCAATGCCGGCTGACACAGCTGCGACATACCAGCTGGCCTGCAGCTCCATGGCGACGTAAGCCATGAGCAACCCGGCGAAGCCGCTGATGGCCATCTCCCCTATCCACTCCGCGAAGCTGAACGCCAGCTCCCGGTTTTGCTTCAGCCGAGAGAGGTAACTCACCGTGCCGCCCCAGATCGCGAGAATGAACATCCACGCAAACCCGCCGCCTGGCCCGGCCAATCTCATCAACCAACCCCCGGCATCGCGCAGATGCTCGCTATCAGGTGCCATGACCTATCCCCCACCCCAGAAACGACAAAGCCCGCACAGTGGCGGGCCAGAAATGAAAAAGCCGGGCTCAATAAGAGTCCGGCTATGATGGGGAGATTTTGTGCCACGCGACCGCAAATAGCAAGCAATCGCAGATTTTGGCGAGCGTCGGGTTATTGACGGTTGGTGGCGAGCGCCTTGGCCTCCCCCAACTCTCTTTCGAGGATGCAACGGTCGCTCAGTTGGATATCCATGGTCTCCAACCGGTCCGCTATCGATGCCAGCAGGGCGGTCAGTTTTTCCTGAGCACTCATGCTGCCACCCCGCTCACGCCGATCATCTTGGCAAGTTTGGCGATCCCTTTGGCTGTCACCAGCACCTGTTCTGTCACCTTTTCACTGCCATCTGGACGGGTAACGATAGTCACCTTGTGTTCCAACACCCCCGACTGGAGCTTGTCCTGATAAGACACCCAGCTTTTCCCGCCTGCCCGCTTGTAGATCCACTGCTTGGATGACAGCAGCTGGAACAGGTATTTTGGCTGCACCTGCAAGTGTTTCGCGGCATCGGTGATGCACATGCTGCCATCGGCCTTGGCGATACGCTCCAGCGCATCAACATCGGTCTGCATCTCCTCAACCTTGTGCTCCAGGTTGATCACCTTCTCGCTGTAGCTCAACAGCAACCCACGCATGGTGGCTGGATCGTTAAGAGCAACCATGGGGTCTACTTGTGGGGCGCGCACCTGCTCATCAAGCGCCTTGAGCTTGGCGAGCACCGAGCGGCGCACGGCCTTGGATTCACGCATGCCGACTAGGGTTAGATGATCCATGTTGAGATTTGCCACATCGGTTGGCTGTTTATTCTGCGGATGGGGTATCGAAAACTTTTCGACCCCCTCGCCGTCCAACTCATCCAACACGCGAGCGAGGAATTTTCCGTGCTCAACCTTGGACTCACCAGCTGCGATACGAGCCGGATTGATAAAGTTGTTCAGAAAATCCAGGCTGGTCATGGTTATGGCATTGCTACCATTCAGCGGCCCTGCCAAAACTTTGGTTTGCTGATACTGTTGTTGTATAGTCATACCGTAATCCTTACTTGGTCGTGGGGCTTACATCCCTCGGCCTTAGCTGCTCGAACAGCTGAGGCCGAATTCTTTCTGGCATCATGCCACTGTGCGCTCATCACTTTCGCTCTCCCGCTCCATCTCCCTATAGAGAATGGTGATTACCTCCTTGGTTAGGCTAATCCCATTATCAACTGCCCTATGCCCAAGCCAGCGCTTGAGATCATCAGGCAACCTTATTGAAGTGGGGGGTATCTGCTTACTCACTCTATGTCCCTCATGGGTTTGATAGTACCGTACTACCATTGATAGCGTAGTACCGTGCGACTATAGTCGTCAATAGGTATTTTGATGGTAGTTTGTAGATGGCAAGAAAAGATCCCCAGTTCAACGTTCGCATGCCGCAAGATCTAAAAGAAATGATTGAGGCATCAGCCAAGGACAATCAGAGATCCATCAATGCAGAGATCGTGCATCACTTGCGTAATGCCATGGAAGCCGCAGGCTACCTTGGCTCCCCCACCCCAGAGCAAACCGATGCGCCTGTGTCGAGCGCGCCCCCACGTTGGGCCAGGCTAAAAAAATACCCCCTTCAGACAGATATACCCGCCGAGGATCTGCAAGAACTGATAGCTCACATTCAGGAGATCTGGGCCAAGAACAAGTCCGCACAAGACAAATAGATGGCTTGCCCCCTCACGCCGCCTTGGCCTTGTCCAGGTACTGGTGAAACGCCCTCACCGCATCGCTGTAGCAATACTGCAGCTCTTGGGCCGCGTTGCGCTCTGCATCCGTGGCCAGAGCCGGGGCCGAGATGTATCCGGCGTGGCAGTGCGGGCAGGCGTGCGGCTTCGGCTTGGTGAGCTCACCGGTACCGGAGCAGGCCGGGCAGTGCCCACCCTGGGTATCGCGCTCACAGCGGGAGACGATGAGCGCCCGCACCCGCGCCGCGTTGTCATGATCCCCTAGTAACTCCAGCTCCCGGGCCCGCTTCGCTTCGCGGCGCCCATAGGGGTGGTGGCGCTTGTAGAGCCGCAGCAGTCGCTCGGGGTCGCTGCGCAGCTCCGCGGCGCTCATCACCGCGCTGGGTGGGTAGCTGCCGACCAGTTGGCGCAGGGCGACACCATCACCCAGGTGGCGAGCACGCAGCACCATCACCCCGACCGGGTGCAGGCGATCGGCATGAGCCAGGGCGGCCAGCACCTCCTCACGGCCCACCGCCTCCGCAGAGCGGCCAGCCCGCTGCGACTCCGCCTCGATGGATACCGCCTTGGGGGCGTGCAGTTTGATAAGAAGCTCGATGCTCATGGGTTGGTCCTCTGGTATTTGGTCTGGTTGAAAGCGGAGAGCAGCCAGGCACGCAGCTGGCCGGACTTGATGTGTTCTGGGGTGGCTTCGATGACGGTCCACCCCAGCAAGGTGGCCTCGTTCATCTTGGCCCGGTCCTCTACGAACCCCCTCCCCCGGGTGTGCCGACCGCCGGAGTGGATCCCGCCGTGGATCTCGACGGCGATCATGTGGGTGGGCCAGGCGAAGTCGAGGCGCCACTTACGCTTGGGGTGGAACATCAGTTCGGTGGTCGGGTCAGGGAAGCCGACCAGTTGGGCCAGCACGCGCTGGTGCAGGTCGCCCACCTGCTGCGCCTTCTTGGCCTTCGCCACCACTTGCTTGACCTTCTGGTGCTTGCCGAGTAGGCGGCCTGCCTCCACGGCGGATAGATGGATCATTCGAGGTGCGCCGTCATGAATCCGGCCTTGGCGTTCTCCAGCTGACCCAGCAAGGTGAAAGGCTGGTAGCCGTTCGCCCAGGCTCGGGAGCAGGAATAATCGCTGTTGACCGTCACGATCAGGCAGTTGATGACCTCGCCGCGCTTGGCGCTCTCTAGTACCTGCTCCAGGATGGAGACGACGTTGATGCCGCTCTCCTTGCACACCTCTGCGAGGCTGACAGCCTTATCGCTCATGCCGCCCCCTTCACACTGACAAGCCCACGCACCACCCAGCTGTGCAGCTGACGGGTCAGGGCGCTATAGGTGACCTCTTCACGCTCCCCTGGCTGCCAGTCGTAGGCGATACGGCCATCAATGGCGTCATGGCAAGCACAGCACGCCTCAACTGCCACCAAATCATCCCCCTTGAGGGCCATTCCATGCGGGGCGCTTGGCAGGTGAGCCAGCACCGTGGTTTCGGTGCCACCGATGCAGACCCCGACAAGCTGGATCTTGCAGAGCTGGCCGCGAGCGCCATCGCGCAGGTCGCTGGAGCGGATTGGGCTGGTCTCGAATCTCATCCGGCAAACCCCATCAGCTGGGCGCAGGCGTTCTCAGCCTCCTCCTCGGTGGCAAACTGCTTGCTCAGCACATAGCGCCAGCAGACCCCGAACACAGCCCGGTACAAGTCGGAGAACTCAGTCTGATCCATCTTGGCAAAGCTGACGCTCTTGGCCTCCTTGCGCATGCCGCCATCCGGCAGCATCACCAAGGTGTAATAACCGGCCTCGACGGTGAGCCACTTGCGCATCACCTCAAACGACTTCTCAGCCTGGGGGCCGTGGCGCTCGATACGGCTGCTGGCCAGCTGGTCGATAAACTCATCCTTGGCCTTGTTCAGCACGTTGCCAGCGCCGAACTGGGCGAGGTAGCGAACGAACCGGGACAGGATCCCCTGCTCGGCTGGCGATACCATGCCGCCAGTTGGCTCCCAGTAATCGAAAGTCAGGTTGAGCAGGGCGAAGAAGCGGCGATGAAACGCCAGGTTGCGGCGCCCCTTGCCCTTGGCCAGGATGGTGGTACCGATCGGCATCAGCTTGATGGCTTCGGCATCGGCCGGAGTGGACGGGGCAAGTACCCCGCCGGACATTTTCAGAAGGGTAAGTTCCATCCTCACCCCCGCTTGGCTTTGTTGCGGCGCTTGGAGGCGGCACGCTGACGCTGTGCGGCCCGGTCATTGCGCGGGTTGGGGATGCAGAAGCCATGGCCAGGCTTGAAATCAAGCGGGTTGAACCAGGGCGATTGGACAGCAGTGGCGGCCAGAACGGCTGCGATAGCGTGGGTGATTCTCATGCTGCCACCGCCTTAGCCGCTACGGCCTCGGTGGTGGGGAACGGGGTCAGGTGGTAATGCCACACCTGCTTGCCGTCGATGACCTGATTGCTGGAATGCTTCACCCAGCCGTAGCAGCAGACTTCGCGCAGGCGGGCGCTGATGGCGGCCTGGGTGTCGGCGTGGCCGTAGCGGCTCCAGCACTCGCGCTCGATGTCGCGCAGGGTACGGGCCTTGCCGTCGCTCATGACGGCAATCACGCGGCCCAACTGGGTCGCGATGGATAGATCTCGGGTATGCGGCTTGGTCATGGTCTAGGTCCTTTGGTTAAACAGCCGGGTGGTCTAGGTCCGGCACTGGCAATGGTACGGCGCGGTACCCCTTGTGTCACTGGTTGGCAAGGCCCTCCCCTTCAAAGTTATCCACAGCCCCAAACGAAGCATCACACCGCAACACCAGCACTGGCGCGGCTCTCAGCCGTGCGGCTTCCTCCGCCACTCGCTCCGGCGTCGTGCTTTGCACCAACCAATGCCCTGCGCCATGGTGCTGGTCGGTGTGTCCCAGCGCGTCGATCTCGTCGGCCACCTCGAGCTGCACCCGCTCCCACACCCAGCCCCGCACGGGCGGATAGATCACCACCCGGCAGAATTTCGCGGCCACGACCGCGGCACTCACGTCAGGATTGAACATTTCAGCAATCCTCCTCGATGCGATACGGTCGCCCAATCGCCTGGGAGATCTCCCGCTCTCTGGCACGGCGTTGATCGCGCTTGCGCGCCGCTAACTCCGGTTCGGTCAGGGTGGCCCTGACGCACAGCTCAGCATGCCATTCCTTCAATACCTGGCTGGCAGGCACAGCGATAATGTCCATCAGTAATCCTCCTTCAGGCTGCAAAACCGCATAAACGGCGCTTCCCAGCGGGTACGCACCACCCCGGTCGGGCCGTGGCGGTTCTTCACGTAGTTGATCTCGGCAATGCCACGCTCAGTGCTGTTCTCGTTGTAAACGTCGTCGCGGTAGATCGTCATGATCTGATCGGCCTCCTTCTCGACCTCTGACGAGTTGGCAATGTCGCCCATACCGGGACGCTTATTGCCCCGCTCCTCGCACGCCCGATTGACCTGCGCGAGGCAAATCACCGGGATCTCCAACTCACGGGCCAGCTCCTTGAGCCGCATCACGTTGTCACCCACCTGCTGCCAGCGCTCCGCATTGGGGTTGACCCCCTTGATCCGTTGCAGGTAATCCACGTATAGCGCCGACAACCCGTGCTCATGCTTCCAGCGGCGCGCAATGCGCTCGATCTCGGTAATGCTCACCCCGGACTTGTCGAACACCCGCAACTTGGAACCGACCAACCGGCCAGTGGCCACCGTCAGCCGCGACCAGTCCTCGTCGTCCAGCGTACCGGCACGCATCTTGTGGCTACTGACCCGGCCATCCATGCAGCAAATGCGGGTGCCGATCTGCGCGACCGGCATTTCAGCAGAGACAAACCCCAGCGAGTAGCCATGGGGTGACGCCAGCGCCCCCAGGATCATGTTCAACAGCAGCGCCGTTTTGCCCATAGCGGGTCTGGCGGCGATGATCACCAGATCGGAGTTGTGCGCCCCGTTGGTGGTCTCATCGAGCGCAGGAATGCCGTAGGTCACCCCTTGCGCCTGTCCGGTCTGGTACAGCTCAATCGCATCGACGGCGGCTCTGGCGATGTCCTCCGGGCCGTGCTCGTACTTGCCGCTGGGCTGGGCAATGCGCAGCAGGGAGGCGGCCAGCTCATCGGAAACATTCTCACCGCGCTCCAACCGTGGCAGCGCCTCACGCAGCATCAGGTAGGTCGTGCGCAGCCGGTAACGCTCCAGCACGATGGTTTGGTAAGTCGTGAAGTTGGCCGCGCTCGGCGTGTTCTTGGCGATCTCCACCAGGTAGGCCAGCCCGCCCACCAGATCGAGCTGCTCCCGCCGCCCCAGCTCGTCTTGCAGGGTCAACAGGTCGATCGGCGCCTTGCGCAAGAACATCGCCTGGCAGGCAGCGAAGATCCGCTGATGCGGCTGGGAGTTGAAATTACCCTGCTCCAGCAGGCATTCGGCCATCAGGCTCTGGTCGAGCAGCAGGCAGCCGATCACCGACGCCTCGGCGTCATGGCTGTACAGTCGCTCGCTCATGTGCGATTCACGCAGGTTTGGCATGGTGGTCATGGTCATCACTCCCCGAACGGCCTGGGTCGATAGTCTGAATGGTCAGTCGTGCGGGCAGGTTTGCTGGCAGGCAGCTCCTCGCCGAATGCGCGCGGCATGGGGGGTTCTGGTTTGGTACGCTGCTGGCGAGGGGCATTCGCGAACGAGGTAGCTGCGCGACGGATCCAGTTCCGCCAGGTTTTCTCCCAGTCCAGCTTCACGGCTTTGGCGCCCGGCAATGATTGCCAGTAGTCAGCGAATGTTTCAGCCTCACGCCGAAGGGCGGTATCCGGCATGTGGGTCTCTTGGATGGCCCATTGCAGCCAGGCGTCGGGCAGTGCCCAGTCGTCAGGGAGTCTGGTTCCACGTTTGCCGATTTCCGAACGGTCAGTGTTCGGTTTGTCGGGTCTTGGACTTTCGGTGTGGAGCGCATCGGGAGTTCCCCCAACGGGGGATACAGGGGGATCAGTAATCTCTGTAGTAATCTCTGTAGTAATCTCTGTAATAGATTGCTGGTTTCCAGCAGCAGTGTCCGCTGGTTTTCCACTAGCCTGTTTGCTGGATTTCCGCATACTAGGTTGCAAGAAATCAGTGGTGTTCAAGGCGGCTTCAAGTGCGGCCAAATCGATGCAAAAATATAGCTTCGCCGGTAACCCAATCCGCTTTTCTTTAAGAACCCCTAAATTGCGTAAAGCCTTGCGCGCACCTTCCTGCTCATAGCGGGTTAAACCGGTCTCTTCTTCCCAGTCAGCCTGTGTCTTGTAGAACCAGAAGCAACCATCTTCATGTGCTTTACAGCGCTTTGCCCAATAGATTGCCTGGGACAGAAACAGAGCTGCAGTGACTGAACCGGTGATGGTCACAAACGGGCGATGGAACGCAATTGGGCGGTCAAGAAAGTTGATGTTCATTCTTGTCCCTCAACTTTCTTCATTGTCTCAAAATAGAACTGCAGGTTTTGATTGACCCCCAGCAAGTCAAGGCATCCCGTAGCTTTCAGCAATTCGATCTGTGCAGCGTTAAAGCTGATCCCGTTGGTCGCTTGCTTGACTGCAAGGCGGATCCTGAAATCTTCGATAGACCATGTCCGTTTTGTGCGGTTACACCCTTCACAGGATGGCTTCAGATTAAAATATTCATTCGTGCCGCCACTCGACTTGGGTACCACATGCTCTACGTGAAATGTCTCTATCATGATCTGGTCGCCGCAATACGCACAGTTCCCTCCAAAAATGGAGAAGATCTTGGCTCTTTTGGTTTTGCTGTAGACGTTGCTCATGCCTCCACCCCCTGCTTGAGCTGTGAGGAATGGCGCAATAGGTCGGCCCCATGGGCCATGGTCGGATTGGTCATTGGTCAGGTCCTGATTCAGTAAGCCTGGTGGTGAGGCGGGCCAGGGAAGTTAGGCGCTAGGCTGGTTATCGGCGCGTTCAAGGGTGCGAGCCTCAAGCTCGCGGGCCAGGCGCAGGGCCTGCCGGTCGGTACCGGCGGCATGCGCAGTCGAAATCAGCGGCTCATCGAGGGCCAGGGCCAGCTCGTGCATGACCGACTTCAGGATGATGTTGTCGCGATCGCTGACGTGCTGGGATGCCGGGCGCGGCGGACGGTGTTGCATGGTCATGGGTTACCTCCCAAGGACAAAGTTGATGAGTTTTTGCAGGGGGCGCAGCGGGCGCTCCTCGTTGTAGACGGCCTCGTCTTCTTGGCTGAACTGGAGCAGGCCGCGCTCGGGCAGGCCGGAGCCCTCCAGGATCTCCTCGACGGTCACGGGCGGAAAACCCTGCTCGAGCAGGCTCCGATTGGCCCGTTTGACGGCCCTCGCCAAGATGCCGGGCTCATGCTGAGATATGGCCTTGAGCAGGATCAGCAATGAAGCGCGCGCAAATGCGGTTTCAGTCATGCCACACTCGGCTCCGACTTCCTGCCATACCTGGCGCTGAGCTGGGGTGCCACGCACTCGCAGCGGGGAGCGGGTGCTCATATTTTCATGATCGGGGAGCGTTACTCTTCCCATGGGGTTGGTCCTCTGGTGGTTTTTTAATCGCCTGACTTTTCAGGAGATTGGGTCTCAATGCTGCGCATAGGTATAGGGGGTCTCCTGCAATGCAGGAACCTGACAAGCCAGCTCTCTCTCGGCTTGGTACTTACCCCACTCACCCGCGATCCACTGCACCCCCTTGGTGGTGAACTTGGTCGCAACAAAGGCGTGCTGGTTGTGCTCGGCGGTCCCAGTCTTGACCTCAAAGCGGCCCGCATCGATATGCTGGGCGTAAGCGGTCAGCACGCCACCCAGGCGATACATGTACCCCCTGCTGAACAGGAAGGCGCGAAACGCGTTCTCATTGGCCTTGAGCAGCTTGGCGACGGCGCGAAAGCTGAGGGCGCCACCGCTGTAGGCGTAGTTGTCGAAAAACTCGCTCTTATGGGCATTGGCCGCAATGGTCTGCTGGGCGGCAGCCAGCTCCTGACTCTTACGGTCGATAACCGACTGCGCCACCATCAGGGCCTTGGCCATGATCAGTTCTGGGGAATCACTCTCTTGGCCGGCAAGGTAGCCGCCGTGCTTGCGGATGCTGGGCAATACCTCGAAGGTAACCCAGCGCTTGAACAGCTTGGCCTCCGGCTTGCGGCTGCGCAGGATGGCCGAGTAGAGGCCGGACTCGTTGATGGTATTCATTTCCTGTTTGCCGCCAAGGGTCGGCACAATCTGCCGACCCTTTTCATCGTCATCGAGCAGCCTGGTCATGTCTTTGGCTTCGAGATAATCCAGTACCTTGGCGATATCGGCCGCCACGAACCAGGGCTCGCCCTGCTGGTCGGTGATGATGCGAATGTTGTGCCCTTCAAAGGCCTTGCTAATCAGATTGGTCATGGTCTTGGGTCCTGTGGATGGTTGAGTGGCTGGTTAGGCGGCTTGGTCTTGGGTCTTGCTGAGGGAGTAATCCTCCAGCCCCAGTCGCAGCTCGCCATTGCTGGCGATAACAAAGCTGACGGCATGCTGGGCCGGAACAATGCCATTGTTCAGCTTCTTCCACTTGGTGAAATTGGATTGGCTCGTGCCGATGGCGTTACACGCCTTGGCCGCATTGCCAAAGAACTTGGCTACATCATCGATACGCATAGTTGGTCCTCGTGTGGGTGTTATATATCACCCACCAATTATCTTGCTTGCAGGCAACTATTGCAAGCCATTCGTAGCGCTCAGGCAAATCCCTTCTTGATAAACTTCAAACAACAAAAGTTAACTAGGTGAAAGGACTATGAATTTCTCGCAACGCCTTGAAGCTAGAATGAAAGAGCTTCATGTAAGCGCTGCCGAATTGAGCCGCAAAACAGGGATTTCACCGGCAGCTCTCAGTCGGCTTCTTTCAGAGCCTGGCCGAGAGATTCGAGCCAGCAGCTTGATGAGCATCGCTAAACAATTGAAGGTTGATCCCGTCTGGTTGTTTCTGGGGCGCTCGGCCGCCAACCTGATCCGCGATATCGAAGCTGGCCCAGGCATGGTGCCGGTGTGGACCATTCCTGGGTTGCAGGCCGATCCAGTTATAGACGCTTGGCCCCACGCAGATACAGGGCGCAAGCTGGCTACAGAGAGAGACGGCCACCTGATAGCCGTGGTAGCTGACAATGATCAGTTGGCTGATGCAGGCATTACCCACGGAGCCTTGTGCTTGGTTGATCTCAATGATGACAAGCCAGAGCACAACAAGATCATGCTGGCCAAGGTGGACGACAAGTTTATGTTTCTACGCGCTATCAAGGGGTTGTCAGGCTGGTGCTATGGCGTGGATGACCCTCGCGCAGGTTCTCTCACTGATAAACAGTTGCTCCCCATAGGCAAAGTTATCGAGATCCGCCTCCCTTCGTAACCCCGCTTCCTACATACAATCCAACAGCCCGCCACTTGGCGGGCTTTTTATCACCCCCCAAAAAAAATTAAATTTATTCTAGTCACCATATTGACCTGTTATTGCCTGAAGGCAATAATGAACTCATTCCAAAGGTGGCGGCGCGTGTTGCAAATCGTAAAGAAACCCAAAGGACATGAACATGAAAATGCTGGGCCAACGAATCAAGGAAAGGCTGAGTGAACTTGGGCTCAGACCTGCGGAACTGTGCAGATTGTCAGGTGTGAGTAAGGCTGCGATGAGCGAGATCATTAACAACTCAGAGCGAGACCCTAGAGCCGCCTCACTCTTTGCTATCGCCTCCGCCCTGCAGCTAGATCCGGTTTGGCTTTACATCGGCAAGACTGGCGATGAATGGTTGAGCGAGCAAGAGGCACCCGCAAATCCGCTGGGGCGACGCATCGGGAGACAGCTGAAAGTGTTGGGGATGAGTGCTGCTGACTTAGCGCGAGCGACCGGGTTATCCAAGCCAACGCTGAGTGCCATCATCCACGGCGACACCTGCGACCCCAGGATAAGCAGCCTGATCAGTATTGCTGAGGCGTTACAAGTAGATCTGCGCTGGCTGTGTACTGGAGATGCTGGCCATAAATCTGACCATCGCCAGATACCTTAAAGAATTCAGTACCACCCAGCAACAGGACCCGGCCCCTGACCAGGGCAGAAGTGAGGCGCCTGACCAGCGCGTAAGAACGACAAAGCCCGCACAAGGCGGGCTTCGAAGGACCGGGTACCACCCGGTCAGTGAAAGCCGAGGGACCAACCCCAGCAATCAGGACCCAGCATGACGAATCAACTGGGAATTAGCGAGGACCAACTCGCCAACAGACGCAAGGATAACATGATGAAAGTCACTATTTCCAGAGCCGCGAAAAGCGCCGACCAGATTGTAACTGCCATCGCTGACCGCCTGAACGGCAACGCTGCCCGCCGCCGAGCCATCAAGCAGCGCCTGCACCTGGCCATGATGGCCACCGAGCAGCACCACATCGTCGCCGCCCGTGCAGCCCAGAAGCGCACCGCCGGCATCACCAAGCACAGCGCCCTCCTCCACTGGCGCATACAGTTTCACCGCAAAGCCATCTGACCCGGGTCTGGCGCTTCCCTCATAGCGCCGTAGCCAAAGCCTCTTTCTCAAGCACCGCAAGGATGCTTTGCCTTCGCTCACGCCAAATTCGGCTGGGCCTGCTCTTTAACAACCTGGAACCGGCTCACAACCACGAATCCCGATGCCGGTAGGGATGCGCCGATACCCCGTTCAAACCGGAAAGCAGCGCGTGAACGTGAACGCTGGCCACTGGCAACAGTGGCCAGCCTGGAGCCCCTTGCATCAGGGGGTTGCAGGCGATCTAAGTTGACATCCATGACCAACGTAAATACAGTGTATATACACCGTATATCTGAGGTGCCCAATGCTCCACATCTCACCAAGCGTTCGCCAGAAACTTAAAGTTAAACACGGTGTGACCCAGCCCGAGATTGAACAGTGCTTTGCCAACCGCGAAGGCAAGTTCTTACTTGACCAGCGGGAAAAACACCAATCAGACCCGCCAACAAAATGGTTTATTGCTCAGACCGATTATGGTCGCCGCTTGAAAGTCGCGTTTATTCAAGCAACTAATGGCACGATCACAATAAGATCGGCCTTTGAACCCAACCCAGATGAAATATACATCTATGAAAAGTATGGCCAGATAGGAAGAACGCCGTCACCCTGAGGAACCCATATGACAACTGAAACCAAGAAAATCACAGCCTCTGATGAAGCGTGGGAGAGTGGTGAGCTTGGTAGAGATGAACAGTTCGTAGCTGTAGATAACAGCAATGACGAGCTGGTTATCAACGAATCACTCGGCCTGCAGATGATCTCTATCAGGCTGCAGAAAGCGCTGATTGAAGATCTCAAGATGATCTCGGAATTGAATGGCCTTGGCTACCAACCCTTGATCCGGCAGGTGCTGACCCGCTTTGTCGATGCAGAGAAGAAGGCACTGTTGCGAAATGCCGTCACCAGTGCCAGAGCAACCACCGACCACGACAAACCTCCGCACCAACAGCGAGCCTGACCCAATCGCGCAAGTCCAAAGCCCAGCAAATCGCTGGGCTTTTTGTTTTCTACTGCCACCACAACCCCAGCCCTCGCGCTGGGGTTTTTGTTTTCACCACCACAGGACCCAGACCATGAAACCACTGACCGAAGCCCAGCTGATGGGATTTCGCGGCGCGATGGTGCCACCCACCCGCCGCAAGTACCACGTAGACGCCGCCCCATCCGCCGAGCAAAAGCGGATGGCCAAGACCAAAGCCGCCACCCGCCGCGCCATCGAGGAGTATCACGAACGGCGCACCCTGCAACTGGAAATGGAGATGTAGCCATGACCAACGAAACCGCCCTGCTCGCCCTGCTGGAGAGCCGCGAGGCCGAGGCCAACGCCAAGGCCGAGTGGGTCGCCGAGTGGATCGCGGCCAACCGTCCCCTGCTACTGGCCGGGGAACTCGATACCGACCTGTCCACCCTGCTGGCCGAGGTGAACCACGACCAGGGCCTGCAGCTCAACCAGGCGATGTTCCTGCTGATGACCGAGGGCGATCCTGCCCCGCTGATGCAGCTCACCAAGCAGTTGATGGACGCCGCCCTGGCCGCCCTGGCCCAGGCCGCCTGGCGCAGTCACCTCGCCGCCCTGCACGACGCCATGAGCGAGGAGCAATGGGAGCAGTACCAGCACAGGAGCGCAGCATGAATGCCATCGCCGACACCTCCGCCGCGCACCCGCTGGGCCGGGTGTTCGGCCTCTCCAACGAGGAGTACCACGCTGGCCCCGGGGTCAGCAAAAGCCAGCTCGACCAGATAGCCGAGAGTCCGGCCACCTATATCTGGGCCAAGAATGCCCCGGTAGATGAGGAGAAGCTCAAGGCCTTCGACATGGGCAGCGCCATCCACTGCCTGCTGCTGGAGCCCGACGAGTTCAAAGACCGCTTCATCATCGCCCCACCGTTCAACCGCCGCACCAATGCCGGCAAGGCAGAAGAGGCCGAGTTCCTGGCCAGCTGCGCAGAGCTGGGCAAGACGGTGATGGATGCCGAGGAGGGACGCAAGCTCTACCTAATGCGCGACAGCGTGATGGCCCACCCGGACGCCCGCTGGCTGCTGGAGCAGGAAGGACACAGCGAGGCCTCCTTCTACTGGATTGACCCCCAGACCCAGGAGCTGTGCCGGATCCGCCCCGACCGCCACCTGAGCAATCACCCCATCATGATCGACGTGAAGTCGGTAGACGATATGGGGCGCTTCGAGCGCCATGTCGAGGACTTCCGCTACCACGTGCAGGACGCCATGTACTCAGAAGGCTTCCACCGGGTGATGGGCGAGGAGCCGGAATTCGTCTTTCTGGCGGTCAGCACCAGTGTGAACTGTGGCCGCTACCCGGTGCGGGTGCGCCCCCTGACGGATGACTGGAAGGATGCTGGCAGGGACTTGTTCCGCCGCGACCTCCATCGCTTCCACGACTGCCGGGTCAACAACGACTGGCACGACTTCAAACCCCTCCAGCGCCCAGCCTGGGCGACAAGGAAAGCAGCATGAGCAACATCACCAGTATCAAGCAGCAGGCGGCCGATAACTTCGCCGCCCAGTTCCCCATTCTCGTCCAGCGAGGCATCGACGAGCCGACCTGGAACGCCCTGTGCAACACCATCTACCCGGGAGCCAACCCCGATTCGGTGGTCATGGCTATCGACTACTGCAAGGCGCGCGGCCTGGATATTCTGCTCAAGCCAGTCCACCTCGTCCCCATGCAGGTAACCGATGCCCGCAGCAAGGAGAAGGTCTGGCGGGATGTGCCGATGCCCGGGATCGGCATGTACCGGATCCAGGCCGATCGCTCCGGCAACTACGCGGGGGCCGATGAACCCGTGTTCGGGCCGGATGTCACCGAAGAGTTCCAAGACCCCTACAACCAGAGCGCCAAGATCAAGGTCACCTACCCCCAGTGGTGCAAGTACACCGTCTACAAGATGGTCAACGGCCAGCGCGTTGCCTTCCACGCCCTGGAACGCTGGAAGGAGAACTACGCCACCCAGAGCGGCAAGACCGAGTGCCCCAACGCCATGTGGCGCAAGCGGCCCTATGCCCAGCTCGCCAAGTGCACCGAGGCGCAGGCGCTGCGCAAGGCCTGGCCGGAGATCGGTAGCGAGCCCACCGCCGAGGAGATGGAGGGCAAGGAGATCATCATCAACGAGATCCCAGGCAACCAACCGCAACAGGGGGTACCCGCAAAGAGTCGCGCCCTGGATGCCATCCGCGGCCAGATCACCGAACCGGTCACCCTGGAGCACGAGCAGATGGCCGAACCCGCCCAGGCGGACCACGCCAATGCCTACGCCGACCACTGTGCCGCCATCGAGGGGGCCTGTGATACCGCAGAGTGGCAGCAGGCCTACACCACCGCCTGGACCTGGGCCAACGAAACCGGCGACCAGAACATCATTGCCGGTATCAAGCAGATCGCCGGCGAGCGCAAGAAACAGCTCAGCGCCCAGCAATAACCCACAAGGCCCGCACACTGCGGGCCTTTTCAATCCCAAGGACCCGTCATGACCGAACAAGCCACTGTCGAAAAGACCAAAGCAGACAACACCCAAGCCCAGCTGGTTGTCATCGAACCCACCACCGCCGTCGCCCTGTTCACCGAGGGCCAGGGCGTGGCTGAACTGCTGGCCGACATCCGCCAGAAGGCAACCAGCCTGGTGCCCGACATTACCACCCCCAAGGGGCGCAAAGAGATCGCCAGCATCGCCCACGCAGTCGCCCGCACCAAGACCTACCTGGACGGGCTCGGCAAAGAGCTGACCGACCAGTACAAGGAGATCCCCAAGCGCATCGACGCCAACCGCAAAACCCTGCGCGACACCCTGGACACCTTGAAAGACGAGGTGCGCGCCCCGCTCACCCAGTACGAAGCGGCAGAGGAGGCCCGGGTGGCAGCACTGCAATCCCGACTAGCCCGCCTCAATGAACTGGGATCCTCTGCCAGTATCGAGATCGCCGCCGCCGACCTGCAGGTCATGCTGCAGGAGGTCGAGCAGAACGCCATGGACGACTCCTGGCAAGAGCTGCTGCCCCAGGCGACCGTCGCCAAGGAGCTGGCAACCAAGCGCCTCGGCGAGGCCCTGGCAGCCCGCCAGAAGTACGAAGCAGAGCAGGCCGAGCTGGAGCAGCTGCGCCAAAAGCAGGCAGAACAGGATCGCATCGACCGCGAGCGCCTGATAGCCGAGCAGGCGGCGGAGCAAGCTCGCCGGGAGGAAGAGAATCGCCAGCGCCTGGAGCGTGAAGCGGCCCAGCACCGTGAGCTGGAGGCCCAGCGCCAAGCCCTGGCCGCCCGCGAGCGTGAAGAGCAAGCTCGGCGCGATGCCGAAGCCTCCGAACTGGCCCGCCAGCAGGCAGAAGCCCGCCGCATTGCCGAAGCAGAGCAGGCAGAACTGCGCCGGCAGGAGGCTGAGCGCAATGCGGCGCTTCATGCCGAAGCTGTAGCCGCACAAGCCGCTGAGCAGGAGCGCCAGCGCATAGCCGAAGAACGGCGCCTGAAAGTAGAGGCAGACGCAGCTCGCGCCGCAGACGTAGAGCACCGCCGTACCATCAACCAATCCATCTTGATGGACCTCATGGGCCTGGGCATTGAAGAGGCGAAAGCCATCACGCTCATCAAGCACATCGCCGGCAATAAGATCGACCACTTGACCATCAACTACTGATCACCAGCCCCGCCGCCAACGGGGCTTTTGCACTCCCAGAGGACCAACCATGACCACGCTGAACCCCAGCGAGGCGACCAGTCTCGCCCTGAACACCCTCACCAGCCAGATCCGCAACATCCTGCTGATGCCTGACGGCCCGGCCAAGGCCGCCATCGGCGGCTTCGAAACCCTGCTCACCGCCAACCTTGCCATGATCAGCGAGGCCGCCAACGCCCACATCGACGAGTTCAACACCCTGATCGGCGAACTGGAAGCCCGGGATGGCGAGCTGCTCACCCAGGCGGCCCTGGTCAGCGAGCTGCGCCAGCAGGTTGCCGAAGCCGAGCAGCGCATCGCTGTCGCACGACAAGAAGGCGCCGCCGAGTTGGAAGCCAAGGCCGAAGAACTCTACAAGGCCCAGCGCGCCCTGAACGACGTCCAGACCAAATACAGCGCCCTGCAATACAGCGCCCGCCAGCTCGAGCGCCAACTGGCCGACCTCAACGCCATGGATCCGGCAGGCATGAAACGCCGCATCAAGGAGAAGAACGAGCTGCTGGAGGAGCAGCGCACGGCCATCGCCAAGCACAAGAGCAACGAGGCGGGTTACCGCGATCAGGTGCTGAAGCTCGAGCGCCGCATCAAGGAGCTGCTGGGAGCTATCAACGAGCAGGACCGTGAGCTGGAGCGCCGCCACACCGTCATCATGGAGCTGGAGAGCAGCCGTGCTGCCAAGCTGGTCTGGCACAAGCACCTCGCCAACACCTACAAGGGCGAGGATGGCACGCTCTGGAATGTCTATCTGGTGGATCACGGCCTGAAATCCAACCTCCCCTACCTCATCAACGACCTCAACTGGAAGCTGCACGCCATGAAATCCGACGGCTCCGGCTGCTCGGTCATGCTGAGCCAGTGGATGAACCCCATCTACCCGACGCCCTATGGTGCCGGGGCCCCGGACGACATGACTCAGGACATCTTCGCCTTCATGCAGGAGGCACTGGAGCAGAGTCACCCCCACCTGCAACCCCGCACCGAATGGGCCAAGACGGTCAGCATCCATGAATGCGGCCTGCCGCCGCGCACCATCAAGCCGCTGGAGGAGGCCGGGATCGACACCCTCTACAAGGTGATGAGCCACCAGGGGAACAAGCTGGACAAGGTGAAGGGGATCGGCGAGAAGCTGGTCGGCCAGATCGTCTACGCCTGCGAGCTCAAGGTGAAGCTGTGGGAGGAGCAGTTCGTCGCCAGCAAACAGGAAGAGCAACACCAGGAGGCAGCATGAAACCGAAGATCGAGAACCGAGCCATGCAGGCAATCCTCCGGTATGGCGAGACGCGACAGGAAGTCGAAAGGCTCACCGACGAGATCGCTTTTGAGCTGGGACAGTGCCCGCAGGAGGCCGACTACCCGAAACGCCCGCATCTGATCGAAGCCTACACGGCGACCACCACCGAGGATCACTATGGCGGCCACCAGTCAGAGCGCCGGCTAACCATCGAGGAGGCTGCCGAATACCTAGACGAGATCGCGAGCAGCGGGATTTGTGGGCACTGCCGAAAGGCCCACTCCCTGATCCAACAGCGCAAGAAGGCTCGGATTCGGCACGGTCGCGCCAAGGCAACCATCACCAAACTTGGCCGAGAGCTCCTTGAGGTAAATGCAGCAGGAGGGGAGGTAGCATGAGCGACTACCGCGGCTCTACCACTCCAGAAGCCACCCGCGACATGACCCAGACCCCGCTCTGGCTGTTCCGGGCGCTGGATCGGGAGCTCAACTTCGCCCTCGATGCCGCCGCCCTGCCGGAGACGGCGCTCTGCGAGAAGTACCTGACACCGGATATCGACGCCCTGAGCGTAGATTGGGGCGACTTTATCAGCCCGTCAGTGCGCTCGCCGTGGGCATGGCTCAACCCACCCTACTCCGATATAGGGCCGTGGGTAGAAAAGGCCATCGAGCAGCAGGGGCACGGCATCGGCACCGTCATGCTGGTCCCCCAGGACACCAGCACCGAATGGTATCCCGGTATGCGTGCCAGCGAGGTGCGGCACATCACTGGCTACCACGATGCCAATGGCAAATGGCGCAACGGCCGGGTGAGCTTCATCAACAAGGCCACCGGCGAGGAGATGAAGGGCAACCCCAAGGGCTCCATGCTCCTCATCTTCGCCCCAAACTGGCGCGGTGAATGCCGGATCCGCGATGTCAGCAAGCTCACCCTGCTGCTTGCCGGAGCAGAGCCCATCAGCGCTGCCGCCTGATCCCCACAACCAATCCACCGCCCGCCACACAGAAACGGTGGATAAGTCGAGGACCCCCATGAAAACCACGGAAAACCCCTACTGCGGTGCAGTAGTCATCGGGTTGGGCGTCGTCATGCCCCATCCCAAGCAGCCCGGCAAGTTCGTTCTGCCAGGCGGCATCACCTGCGACAGGCAAACCGCCGAGGCCGCAGCCAAGAAGATACACGACCTGCAGGCCAAGAAAGCCCGCAACTAACCAACACAGGACCCAGACCATGTGGTTTAAAAACCTTCAAGTTTACCGCTTCACCCGCCCGTTCGAGTTGACCGCCGAACAGCTGGAAACCCAGCTCGAGGCATGCGCCTTCACCCCCTGCGGCAGCCAAGATCTCTCCCGCTTCGGCTGGACCCGCCCACTCGGCAAGTTCGGCAGCACCCTGACCCATGCCGCCGCCGGCCAGATCCTCATCTGCGCCAGCAAGGAGGACAAGATCCTGCCGCCCGCCGTCGTCAAGGAAGCCCTGGCTGAGAAGATCGAGGCTATCGAGATGGAGCAGGGCCGCGCCCTCAAGAAGAAAGAGAAGGAAGCGCTCAAGGAGGAGCTGCTGCACACCCTGCTGCCCAGGGCGTTCAGCCGTACCGCCAACACCTTCGCCTGGATCAACCCGGCCGACGGCCTGCTGATGGTCGATGCCTCCTCCGCCAAGAAGGCGGACGATGTGCTGGCTCTGCTTCGCAAGTCCATCGGCAGTCTGCCAGTGGTGCCGGTGGCGCTCAAGAACCCGCCCGAGATCACCATGACCGAGTGGCTGCAGGAGGGCAATCTGCCCTCCGCCTTCACGCTGGAGGATGAATCCGAGCTGCGCAGCGCCATGGAGCACGGCGGGATCGCCCGCTTCAAACAGCAAGACCTGATGACCGACGAGGTGAAAAATCACCTGGCCAACGACAAGCTGGTCACAAAGTTGGCCCTGAACTGGGGTGAGCGCCTCAGCTTTGTGCTGGGCGACGACCTCTCCATCAAGCGCCTCAAATTCAGCGAGGACATGCGCGAGCAGAACGACGACATCACCAGCGAAGATCCGGCCGCCCGCCTGGACGCCGACTTCGCCCTGGTCACCGCCGAGCTTTCCCAGTTCATCCCAGCCCTGTTTGCCGCCCTGGGCGGCGAGGAGGCGTGTGACAGCCGAACGGTAAGCAAATCTCTGCCTGAGACAGAGCGGCAAGGTGAAGGAGACCCCCTCTACCAGCTAGCGGTTGAGTTCGTGCTGGCATCGAGCAGGGCTTCTGTCAGTGCAATCCAGCGTCATTTCAGGATTGGATACAACCGCGCAGCGTGGCTTGCCGAAGCCATGGAAACCGGGGGCGTCATCAGCAAACCGGACTCACAAGGTCTCAGGAAGGTCATTGCCAAGGGGGCAGCATGAGCGAACACACCAATGGCCTTCTGGCCCTTTTTCGTAACGGTAAGTCGGTCGGCTCTGCCGATGGCACCGGCGTCTGCGAAGTCTGGCCGCGGGATGAGAACGGCTTTCCAGGCGGCGAAGGCAGGGCCAACGCCCGCCGCATTGTCGCCTGCTGGAACCTGCTGGACGGCTACGACACCGTGGCGCTGGAGGGCGTGACCCTGAGCGAGTTCGTGGACAGCCACCCCGAGCTGGCAGAAAAGGCCATCATCGGCGCTTACACCAGCCTCTTCGCCGAGCGCGGCGCCACCAACTATCTGGAGGTGAAAGGGGCTCGGCCTGAGCTTGGCCCCTTCACCATCACCCTGCAGCGTGCAGAAGGACTCACGCCGGTTGAGAAGTTGGATGCCATGACCAAGCAGCGGGATGTGCTGCTCGAAGCGCTGAATGGAGTGATGGGCGTGATGAACAACAGCCAGGGCGTGGCCGGCTGGCACCAGAACGGCGCCACCGGCACCGAGAACAGCCGCCTGCTGAAAGACATTCGTCGCAGTCAGCCCGAAGCAGAACAAGGCGGTGCAGCATGACCAACCCCGTCAACCTTACCGACCTGCTGCAGGCCATCGGCCCCGGAAATCTGAACTTCCAGCAGTTGGACAACTGCCTGGAGAGCGTCAAGACCAGGCAGGGGGTGGCCATGGTCACCTTTGGCACGGAGGCCATCAGTCCCAATGACGCGGCCACTGACGACATGCCACATGGCATCATCATCTGGGTGGACAGGGACCTATACCAGCAGCGATTTCAGGCGCTGCAGCGCGGTGAAGGCCAGACCTATGGCCAGCTGCAGGCCCAGCTCAATGAGGCGCTGGCGTTGCTGCGGGAGGCTGGCGTTGTCGTATCGGAGGCTATGCCTTTCTTTGCTGACAGGAAGGCAACCTACAAAGTTGAAATGATTCATTTGCTGCGCAAACGCATCGACGCGCTGCTGGATGGACAGATGACAGTGCCTGCCATGGCAGTAACCGAAACCATCCGCACCGCGCCGGAGCGCATCTGGCTGCAGGTTGGCGACCAGAGCCACTGCCACAGCGAGCCATTCCCGAGCGATACCAGCGAGGTGAGTTGGTGCGCTGATTCGGTGATGGCCTGCGAGGTGCCGTATGTGCGGGCGGATCTCGCCGAGCCTGCGGTGTTACAAGGAGGTGAGCCGTGCGATTCCGCGAGCCCATCATCCAGCCCGGCCTGACCCGCACCGAAGCCGAAGAGACCCGCGCCAGATACCTCCGCATCAACCCCGGCGCCCGGGTCACCATCGACAGCCAACCCGACAACCCACAGCTCAAGACCCTGATAGCCCACCTCCCTGTCCTGCCCCTCCGGCAGGTGCTGGCGCCCGGCTTCATCGGGTACCGCGGCTGGCGGGCATAACCAGAGCCCCGGCCAGTCCGGGGTTTTCTTTTAACCACGAGGATAAACCCATGAAAGATTGCAAAGGACAAGACTGCGCCGCAGTTGAAGGCGAACACTCGGTTGCCTGCCTCTACGAATACGCGCTCGCCCGCCTTGGGCTGACCGATACGCCGGAGATGCGCGTGCTCTTCTGGGATGCCAAGGATGTGCTGGTGTGGGATGAGGGAACCGATTCCTATGTGACACCACCGCCACTCAGTACGCCGACTCACGACTCTGACTGCTCAACCAACAATCACGGCGTGCCGGAGCTGTTAGGGGCGTGTGATTGTTCGCTGTCTGAGACTGTCGTGGGGATAATTCCAAGCGGCACTATTGTGAATATAAACGGGGTCCCGGTATCGGTTGAGGTTGATACGCCCGTTCGTACCCACAAGAACAACATGGCGCTTATGAAAAGCAGCCAAGTCATGACCGGCGCAGGCACTGACAGCCAAGTGCCAGCCTAATAGCCACCGCGTTCAGCTAAAGCCCCGGCCAGTCCGGGGCTTTCTATTCAAGGACCAACCATGGCGAAAATTTACATAGCCGGGCCGATGAGCGGCCTGCCGAACTTCAACCGCGACGCCTTCAACCTGGAGGCCGAACGCCTGCATGCCCTCGGGCATATCGCGCTCAACCCGGCGATCCTGCCGGATGGGCTGGAGCAACACGAGTACATGGCCATCTGCATCGAAATGGTCAAGATGGCCGATCAGCTGGTCATGCTGCCTGGCTGGGAGCGCAGCGCCGGCGCCAGAGCAGAGCACGCCCTGGCCATCAAGCTCGGCAAGGCCATAATCCTCCCCGTGCCGCACTTGGCTGACGAGGTGGCGGCATGACCAGACAGCGGGCCGCCGGGATCGCAATCCTGGCCATTAACATTCTGGCCGTCATCGTGGCGGCCGACCTGTTTGTGAAAGGTGGCTGATGGCTGACAACAAGGAATTCGCCGAGCAGATCGCCGCCGCCATGGTGGCGCTCGGTACCGAGGAGGCCCTGAGCTGCATGAGTCGGGTGATGTGCTGGGTCGCATCAGACCACGGCCAAGCCATCCAGTTCGAGTGCGATCTCGGGGTGGTGACAATCGAACCCAAGCAGCAACCGCTGCAAAGTTAAGGGGAAATAGACCATGGATATGACTTTCAAAGCCCTGATAGCCCTTGGTGTGAGCTGGTCGGCTGGTGCCGTTCTTGAGGTGTCAGCACATGAAGCAGATGTGCGGAAGATGGTTCTTGATGATATAGCCGAGGATGGCGACAAGGAGTTTATTGATGCTCTCGGCTCTGGCCTGCCAAAGTCCGGCCTCATCAAGGTTCATGCCGAACTGGTCGGCTGGCCGAGCGAGCATGAGGCTGGCGAGTACAGGCTGATCAGCGCCACGACAGTATTGGCTCCCGAGCTGGCTAACGTCATGGCGGCTGATGTGATCGCCGCAGCAAGCAACTGACCAAGCTGACAGCCAATAAACCAGGCAGCAGCTTGCGATCGGCTGTCACCCCGGGTGAGCGGGGTGATTAACGGCTCTTCCTTCAACTCAATCGGCGCCCCATCCTCTGGGACAGGAGGGCCACGCCATGCAACAACTTCAACTGACCATCAACCAGGACAGCCAGCTACTCAACGAACTGGTCAGCACCGTGCTCTCCCCCACCCTTTCCCGTTCGGCCAAACTCGCCGAGATCGGCCGCATCCTGGCTCACTTCGACCTGCCTATCGAAGCGCCCCGGGTTGCCGGCCAGCTCTGGAGCGCCACCGAACTGGGCAAGGAGCTGGGGGTCAGCGCCCAGGCCATTGGCCGGCTGGCCAACCAGCACCAACTCAAGCGCCCGGCGTTCGGGGAATACCGCCTTGACCAGGCGGCCAGCAGCAGGAAGCAGGTGGAGTGCTTCCTCTACAACCGAGCGGGCCGGGATGAAATCACCAGACTGACGAGGACCAACAACCATGGGAACAGCAGCAGACCCGGCGCAAAGCCACATTCAGGGCCAGCTCATCATAATGAGAATGCCTGACGCCATCCCGCTCAGCACCTACCTGAGCACCATCGAGCTCACCGATCGGGACACCATCAACAAGCGGATACAGCGTGGCATCTGGCAGCTGGGGGTGCACATCGTCAACGTGGACGGGGTGAAGGAGCGTTGGGTCAACATCGCGGAGGTAACCAAGTGGGCAATGAAAAACAGCTCCCACGCGGCGTAACGGTCCGCGGGGAGACGATCAACATCACCTTCACGTTCAAGGGGGTTCGCTGTCGTGAGCCCCTGTCCAACTTGCCGAACACCACCGCCAACGTGCGTTACGCCTCCCGCTTGCTCGGGGAGATACAAGGCAAGATTGAGCGTGGCCAGTTCGCCTACGCCGACTACTTCCCGAAGTCCAAGAAACTGCGGATGTTCGGCGGCGCCTCGATCGCCGCCAAGGTGGCCGACTACCTGGACGAGTACCTGCAGCGATGTGAACGCCGGGGGCTGAGCCCATCCACAATGGTTGGGTACCGCAAATGCCACAAGGCGCTGGCCGATCTGCACGGGATCACTGTCTCTGAGCTGACCCCAGCCCAGGTGAAGAACTGGCTGATCAGGGGAGGCACTACCGCGAAGACGGCCCGCAACCGGCTGTCGTTCCTGCGCAGCGCCATCGACGAGGCGGTCACGGATGGTTTACTGGCCTCAAACCCTGTTTCGCTGGTGACCGTTGCCCGATATTTGGACGGGAGTTCAGTTCCCGAACAGGGAGCCAAGGACGTGGATCCCTTCACCCCGGAGGAAGTGGCCGCCATCCTCTCGACAGCCCGCGGCATCAATGAGCAGTGGGCGAACCTGTTCGCTTTCGCGTTCGCCACCGGGATGAGACCATCGGAGATCTGCGCCTTGCGCTGGGAGGCCATCGACTGGATTGGTAACACCGTGCAGGTGTCGGCCGCCAAAGTGGTCGGGATCATCAAGACCACCAAGACCCGGGCCGGGACTCGCACCATCGAACTGACCGGCGAGGCGCTGGCGGCACTGACCAGCCAGAAGCGCTTCACCTTCATGCGGGGGGAGTATGTCTTTGACGACCCCAAGCTCAACCTGCCCTGGGCCGGGGCCGACGCCATCAGGAAGAAAGCCTGGCTCTACACCCTCAAGCGGTCAGGCGTTCGCTATCGCCACCTCTACCAAACCCGCCACACCTTCGCCACCGCCAACATCAGCCGCGGCTGCAACCTGTTTTGGCTCTCCACCCAGATGGGACACAAGGGGCCAGAAATGCTGTTTCGGCACTACGGATCCTACCTTGCCGAGTACGACGGCCAGACAGCAAAAGCGCCAATTCTGATCCAAAATCCAACCGGAAAATAAAAAAGCCTTATAGTTCAATTGGTAAAGCTGCACAGTCCGGGGGTTCAAATCCCCCCAGCTCCACCAAATACCGGTCCAATGGTGACCAACGAAGTCTAAGAAACCCGCATAGCATAAGGCTTTGCGGGTTTTTTGTTGTCTTATGCTGTCCAATGGCATGCGTTGCCATCCAGCCCTTTTAGGCATATCGTTAGGCATATCGTTTTGTATGCCTTCCGGAGCGTATGCCTATGCCTCGTATCACCCGCCCCTTGTCCCCAACCGAGATCAAAGCAGCCAAGCCCAAAGAGAAGGAATACACCCTCTGCGACGGGGCTGGCCTAGAGCTCGTCATCAAGCCCAATGGCTCCAAGTTGTGGCGCCTGCGTTACTACCGCCCCCTTACTAAACAGAGAAACATGATCAGCTTTGGCTCCTGGCCGGAGATGTCGTTGGCTGAAGCGAGAGAAAAACGCTCCGAAGCCAAATCGCTGTTGCTGCAAAACATTGATCCCCAGCATCATCGTGATGAGCAAGCATCCGCTGCGTTATCACAGAGCGAGCACACCTTTGAAGCCGTCGCCAAGCGCTGGTTTGATGTTAAGCGTCCTTCCGTCACCCCGGCATATGCCGAGGATCTCTGGCGTTCGCTCGAAATGTACCTCTTCCCCGAGATTGGCACTGTGCCCGTGATGGAGATAAAAGCGCAGAGAGCCATCAAGATCATCGAGCCCATCGCCGCTGCTGGAAAACTCGAAACCGTGCGTCGTCTCACTCAGCGGGTAAACGAGATCATGACCTTTGCCGTCAACTCTGGTCTGATCGATGCCAACCCTTGTTCGGGGATCAGCAAGGTGTTTCAACGGCCAGCCAAGCAGCACATGCCCAGCATTAACCCCAACCAGTTACCAGAACTGATGAACCGGCTTTCCAAGGCATGA